CAAAGGATTAAAGGTTGAAGGCACTAGCTATTTTTCTGGTGCAGCAGAATTTGACGGGGGAATAAAAGACAAAGACGGCAGCTTAGGGACTAACACTCATGTACTGCACACCAACGGCTCGGATGTCTATTGGGCGGCGGCAAGCGGAGGTGGAGGAGGAGGAGGAGGAGGATTCAGTGGATCTGGAACTCAACACTACCTTCCTAAATTCACAGGCTCAACGGCTTTAGGAAACTCTACAATCCGACAACTTTCTTCAGGTAACTTTACTGGGTTCGGTTTATCTCCTAGTTACAATGTCCACGTTCTCGGAATTATTGCGGCTCAAGACGCAGTTGCGACAGCTCGGTTAATTGCCACTGGTGCTGGCGGAACAATGATAGACCTGAAATCTGATGGTGGTATTTTTAAAATCAGAAACGTCAGTGCTGGTAACGAGTTATACCATTTAAAGACTGGCAGTTCGGGATACCATAAATGGTACATCGCTGACGTCCCAAAAATGACTCTTTATTCATCTGGGAGTTTAGCTGTTACGGGCAGTATAACATCTGACGGTAAGTCTGTTCCAAAAAAATACTCCTCATACATTTCGGTAAACACAGCCACTACTCAATATTACACGTTACAACATAATTTAGGAACAGATCAAATAATTGTCCAAGCGAGACATGGTTTTGATTCAAACAGTGCTTCCTCTTTACAGGATAGATTTACTGATAGTGGTAATAATGGAGAATTTTTAGATTTAGCTAGTTCTGATTTTGCTTGCATTCCATGTGACTCAAGCGGAACTAAAAGTAGCAACCATGTCTCTTTTGATTTTGATGGTCTTGGAAGTTTTAACGGGTACATATACGTTACAGTAATAGGATAAGAAAATGGCAGGAGAATTACAGAACATATTCGATAGTTTGTACTCAGCAGTGGTACAGGCTCAGAAATCAGTGGAGGAATCTCTCTCTAATAATATAAGGGAAGGGTACTTTAATGAGGACGGATCAGCTAAGACAGTGAAGATGAGGCTTAACGATAAAGATGTAGAAGCTCCATTGTTCGTACTGGTTCCTCATAACACACTAAAAATAGAATCATGCGAGGTTGATCTACAGGTGAACCTTGACCATGACGGAGACAAAGCAGTTGGCTGTTTGGGTAAGCTAAGGAAATCCAAGATGGCTAACGTAAAGATAAAATTTTCCAGTACGGATCAAGCAGAAGGCATGGCTCGTATTGGGGATAACCTAATAAAACTAATACCAACAATATAAATAAATCATTATGCCAGGAGCAGACGATAAACAACTAAAAGACTTTCAGGGGCTACCTATAGCCGAACTGATCGTAGACCCACTCGTTTCAGCAGCTAAAGGACAGAAGAAATTAGCAGCCGTAACCCTCGATTTCGTATCGTCAATCGGCTTCGAGCCAGATAAAGATGATCCAAAAAAAACCAAAACCCGTACCGTTGATGTTGAAGTTGAACGGCTTATTAAAGGTCAAACCAAACCATTAAAGCAGATGGTGAAAATGCCTTTGTTAACAATGGTCACTATACCTAACTTGAGTATCTCTGATGTTAAAGTTCATTTTGATATGGAGGTTAAAAGTCATTCCCAAAACACAGAGTCTCACGACAATAAACAAGTGGATCATTCAGAGTCTGAAGTTCATGCATCTGTAAGCGGTCACTTCTGGGGAGTAGGTTTTGAAGCTGGAGGTAGCCATTCCAATTCACATACTGGAACAGTTACATCACATTCTGAAAACACTAGATCAACAGACTTCTCTGCTCGTTATTCTATTGATGTGGAAGCTACACAAAATCCACCAGCGGAAGGACTTGCAAAATTTACACAAATGCTGGCTTCTACAATAGAACCAGTAGACACACAAGCAACAAGCTAAACAGAAAGATAAACAATAATGTCTAATACATACAAATGCGTGAGGCTAGAACCTCGCCACAAATCGAATGACCCTAACTGCGTATGCGAAGTGGTCATAGGGCTAACAGCAACAGACGAAGAAGGGAACAGTTCATACATTGACGGGGTTTACCAATATCCAATGGATAGTATGCCTATGCTTAATGAGTTTAAGGAACAAGCAAACGCTCTAGTGTCACAGTTCGCTGCTGACAACAAGTGGATTGCTTCTCTGGATTCTCAGATTGAGGCACAGAAAGCTCAACCTAAAAACGTGGAGGACTTTGAGTCTCCAGAGATAACTGTTGATACCACTGTCGAACCAACACCTGAGCCTGAGCCAATACCTGCTCCTGAGCCAGTTGTTGATGTGGAAGAAGTAGATGAGGACACATCAGATGGAGAATAAATGTGATAACCCACATTGTTTCGATGTAACTTGTCAGGGTAACTGTAAAGGAGACTAATGGCAACGAAGAAGAAACAGAGTAAACCTAAACCAACTAAACCTGCGCTTTGGTCTAAAGCTCAATCAGAAGCTAAGAGTAAATATAAAGTGCATCCATCTGCTTATTCAAATAGCTATGCTGCTAAAAGATATAAGGAGATGGGAGGAGGCTGGAGATAATGGCTTACTCTGGAGGCTTAAGGCGTTGGCACAAGGAGAAGTGGAAAGACGTTAAGACTGGGAAGGCATGTGGAAGATCCAAAGGAGAGAAACGAGGAACCCCATATTGCCGCCCGTCTAAACGTGTAAACGCATCTACTCCTAAGACAAGCGGTGAAATGTCTTCATCAGAGAAGAAGAAAAAAATTAGTGAAAAGAAACGATTAGGCCAACCATCAGGTAGACCTAAGAGAGTATCGAACACTAAAAGAAAAACAAAAAATAAGAAACAGTAGTATTACTTGTTTGATTATGTTTTTTTTAATACAATAAACTTGCTTATGGACGAAGAAAATAAGTTCCAATCCGCGCAGCAACAGGTAGCAACATTGTTCCAAGCGGCACAATCGGCCCTATTGCCTGCTAGAGACCATCAGGTCATTCAAGAATCAGCCCGTAGCTTAGCTACTTTTATCCAAGAATTGGAAAAAGGAGATAAAGGCGACGGCGATACAAGTATCGCGATGCCTGATCAAGGGTAAGGTTCTACACTGATTAGCTGACCCCTTAGTTTGTGATATACTTAATTAAAAGAACATGCGAATTTCGATTGAAGATATTAAAATCATTGGTGCTGGCACACTGGGGGTCGGCAATCATTTCGTTGAGCAAATTGACATTGGTGTCAAATTGCTCATAAGTTTGGTAACACTGGCTTATGTTGGTGTTAAGTTATATAGACTAATAAAAGAAGGAAAATAGATAAATGTTAAAATCAAAGACATTATGGACTGGTATCACTGGAGCAATAGGCGGGGTAGCTGCTTATTTTACAGGTGATCTAGAATTAGGTGCAGCAGCTAACGTAGTTATAACTTCGTTGCTCGCCATTTTCTTGAGACATGGAATCAACAAGTCAGACAAGTAAGTTTAAGTGGGTGTTATCTTTTCAATCTTAAAAGCTATAGCATTGATCCCTGCTTTAAAAGGGATAGCTAAGCAAATTGAAAATGCCCTTAGAAGATCAGAGGCGAATAGTAGGCGTGATGAAAAACTCAAGTATATTGATGATGCCATTGCTAATGCTATTACTCACCCTAGCGAACGGGTGCGTGATGACGAAGTACGAGAACGCTCACGATCTGATAAAGAAACATCCTAAAGGATTTAAGGATGCTGTAAATGCTAGCCCTGAGTCGCGTCATTTTGTTGATGATGCACTCAGGGTTATTGTTAATTTAGAACATAAAATAGAAAGCGGAGAATAGATATGCCATCACCAAGTAAACCAAGTGATTTTTCAAACCTAGTATTAACCTCGTCGGCAACACTGTGCGACAGGTTTAAAGCAGTGCTACTTGCCTTGCCAAGTAAACTGTATAATTTTATTAATTATATTTTAGACGCAGAAGGGAATCCATCAAAAGAGTTTGCAAAAGATTTATTATCTAATACTGGAATATGGTCAGTAGGTGATATAAAATCTAATGTTTCAACAAATGTTTCCGATGGATGGCTTGAATGCAGTGGTCAGTCTGTAAGTAGAGTGACATATGCTGGTCTTTTTTCAGTAATTGGAACTGACCACGGTAGTGGAGACGGAAGTACTACATTCAATGTTCCAGACTTTAGGGCTCATGTGCTAATTGGAGCCAATCCTGCCGCTGATCAAGCAGTTGGTTTTTCATCTTATGCTTTAGGGTCTACAGTTGGAACGGAGAGTGTAGAGATGACTCAAGCTATGCTTCCTCCTCATAATCATTATAACGAACAATATGCTGACCTTAAAGTTTGGCATGATGAGCAATATAATCCAATTAATCCGGGGCAAAGAAGAAGAGATCATTTTGGTGATGGTCGAGGTGATGCTGGTTGGAGCAGAGTTAAAGAATTATTTTCTGATGCTGGCGGGGATGAAGATGCTGCTGGAGGGTTTGAGTCTCAGCCAATATCAGTTGTTCAACCCGGAATTGCAGTAAGATTTTTAATATACACAGGGGTTCATAGTTCAGATAATTAATATGCCAAGGCTACCAAAGTTTAAGGATGTTCCCGTAAGCCCTTTAACTGGGCCTATGAATTCTTTCACGCCTCTTGATCTTTTAAGTGAGAAGCAATTCAGGTATGTAAAAAACTTTAGGGTAGACGGGGCTGGTCGTTTAAAGAGAGCTGGAGGTCTTAAGCCATTATTTGATGATGGTAATTATAATGTTGGCGGGACTATTAAAAACAACAGTGATCTTCATGACCAATTAGGATCTAAACAGAACCCTACTAATAATATTAGAGAGCACATAACAATGCTCTATGAATTTGAAAGTGGAGGAGGTTCCCGTAAGCTGATAGCAGCAACTAAAAGCAGGGTATATGCACTTAATCAAAGATCTAGGAACTGGGTATTAATAGGAGATAATGGAGGGGCTGGTTATGGAGAAGGAACTTCTGCTGATTACAGTACAACTAAATTTAAAGCATCTCAATTAGGTAATAATATTGTTTTCACAAATAATTACAACGAGCCTTTATACTGGTATTTTGATTCAACACCTGATTTAGCGAATAAGAATCTACTTCAAAACATCCCTGACTTAGTAAAGTTAAAGATAACTAAAGTTAATTACATAGCCGAATATAAAGGGTTCATGTTTCTTGCTGACCTTGAAGAAAACACAACTCAACAGATAGCTAAAGTTCAATGGTCTGATTATGTTGACGCTACCAGTTATTATCCTTCAACGGCTTCTTTATCTGGACAGCAAACAGTTGGAGATATAGGTGAAGCTATTATTGGAATGGCAGTGCTCGGTGATCACTTAATGATCTATAAAGAAAGAAGTATATGGAGATGTTCTTTAGTTAGCTCTGCCAATCTATTTGTTTTTAAACAAATTTACCAAGGAGAGAATACTCCATTTTACACAGACACTCTTATCTCTGCTGGAGACTCTCATTTTTACATGGCTGAAGCTGGCATCTATAGAATAAGTGTTTCAGATATTAGGCCAGTAAGGATCGACTGGATTCATAATGCTTCAGGGATTATTTATAATAAAGAAATGATTAGTGCTGAAGACGCTTCTGGTCCTAGGCATGTGACAGGAGGGATAAAGTCTGTTTCTATTCCTCAGTCTGGAGTTATCGCTCAAGTTTCAGGGTGCTCTGACAATGACCCTGTTATATCTGCACACCCCGGTAATCTTACTATTAATGGAAATCCTTGTTCTATTGCTAGTTACACTGGAGATGCAACACTGTCGGTTGCAACTTCTTCTGGCAGAGAGCCTTTTACTTATCAGTGGCAAGTGAGCTTAGTGTCCGCAGTTGTTGGAAGTTGCACTACTACGAATTTAAGTAATGTTGTAATATCAAATGATCAGATGCTTTGTTATAGTGACGGGTTAATTCCAACTAGTAGTATTATTGTTGGTGGACCGATAACAGGAACAGGAATTCCATCAAACACTGTTGTCAGTTCAATAATTGATTCTACTTCTTTTACTATATCAAACAACGCTAACGCTACTGGAACTAACAATTTAACTTTTGGCACAGGATATGTTAATATTCCTAATCAAAACTCATCATCATTTAAAATAAATAAACCAACTTCAGCTGAAGTAAATAATAAGAAGTACAGAGTTAATGTTGCAAATGAGGATAAACCTGAAGGAGTTAACAGTAATGATTCTACTGTGACATTAGCAGGGCAATCTTCTGCTCCAAGTTTTACTTCTATCCCTTCTAGTCAGACAGTTGAAGTAGGAGACACAGTTTATATTGAGGCAAGGTGGTGTACTTCGGCTACATCATTAGCTTGGCAATCAAAAGCTTCTGGAGGAAGTTATGCTAATGTTACATACGGAAATCAATCCAGCGGAGTAAACAACGGATCACATATTTCAAGAAAAGATGGTATGGTTGCTCCTTCTGGAAATACTGCTGGTTATTATTTTAGCAGGCTTGCTATAAAAGATATAAAATCATCAGCATCTGGAGCTGCTTATAGGATTAGTGTGATCAATTCAGGGGGAAGTGCCGCTACTAACAGTACTAACAATACATGTGATACAGATAATACAGCAGCAACTGAAGCTAACGGAAAAGATCCTAAGCGGATTCAATGTGATTCAACTGCTAATATAATAGTAGGGCAAACCGTTACAGGTTCTGGCATACCAGCAAATACAACTGTTCAATCAATTATAGATAGTGGTTCTTTTATAATTTCTAATCCAGTTACAGCTACAGCTAATAATGTTACTCTTACATTTGAGACAGTAATAACTGTAATTGCAGTTCCTTCTTCTTCGGTTGATGGAGCTTCAGGAAAGGAAACCATAACAGCTGGAGGATCATTAGAATCTCAGGATTTTCATGGTGAAAGTAGGTCTGTCATGCCTAATGAGACAGTTGGTTATTCTTTAAAGGAAGTAGGCGGAACAATACTAGGATCAACAGAGTTAGCTAAGAATAGTAGAGTTCGCCAAGGAGGTGGTTCTTTTGAGGTTGAGCACAAGCCTTTCACAGTTAAAGCAATGGGAGGTACTCCAGATTATATATTCCAGTGGTATTCTAATGTTGATACAGGTGGAGTTTCTATTAACATGGAAAGCCCACCTTCTCCCGGTTCTGGTGCGAGTATAACAGTGTTACCTTTACCAACTAAACTTAAGTCTGGTTCCAAAGTTAAGTGGGTTAATACTGATATTGCAGATGATCCTACAGCTACTTTAACATTAACTGCAGATTCAGACGCAGGAGCAACTACAATAACAGGAAACTTGGTTGGAACTCTTGCAAACGATTTGGTAAGTGAAAGGTTCTGGGATAGTAGTTCTGAATTATTAATAAGTGACCATAAAGATTCAACATGTGATATAGTAAATCACACAAAACAATGCACTGTCACCTTGGATAGCTCAGCAATTACATGCACTGAAGATGCTAATATATTAAAAGGCATGACTGTTTCTGGAACAGGAATTCCTGATAAGACATATATAGAAAAAATTACTACAGATAGCGGAACTTCAACCATAACTCTATCATCAGAGGCTACACAAGCTGGAACCCCAACATTAAACTTTATTAAGAATAAAATCACTTGTGATTCAAACGCAAATATCAGGGTCGGAGATACCATTAATTCTCAGTCAAGTATAGGTATTCCATCAGGTACTGTGGTGACAGCAATTACAGGAGGGAGTGCTGGGGCTGTTACTGAGTTTGAGGTTGATAACTTTCCTAATGAAGCTGGGAACAATAAAGCAATTACATTCACTCCAGAATCAGCTCATACATATTTCCAAAAAGAAATAACCACTAGTTATAAAAATGACACAACCACGCTATCGCTTAGGGTAGCTGATCATGACAGTATTAGTTTTAAAGGAGTAAATAAAGTAGGGGTAGAGACTCAATATAGATGTATAATTACTGACTCAGCTTCAACCCCTGCAGAAATAATATCTAATCCGTTTCACATTGAAATTTTTAGGGAAATATAAATGGCTGAGAATAAACATAAAACTCCGATTTCTGGTTACAATCCTAGAACAAGAGAATTGTTTTTTTCTTGGAGGTCTGACGAGGCAGGAGCAGACAACTCCCCTGATAGGACTTTAGTTCTAAACCTAGAATATGGACATGCTAGTTATATGGATCATGGATTCACATCTATGGTTAACTATCAGTCTTACAATCAATATGCATTAAGAGATTTTCTTTTGGAGATTGTTGGTTCTACAGATACAAGTATATGTGATTGTGATGATTCTTTAGGTGATTTAATTCAAGGAGATCCTTATGTGGTTGGAAGGACTGCAAGTTTTGTAAAGGGAGGATGTTCTACAAATACAGGTGAAAATACTACGGGGTCTTCTCCAGTAGGAAAAATAAATTTCACTCAAACAACTGTAGGTGTGAAAGTTGGACAGTCTGTTACTGGATCTGGAATACAAGCTGGATCTGTAGTTACAGTAATTGATTCAAACACAAAGGTAACTATAAGCAAACCAGTAACTGCTACTGCTAGCGGACTGGATATAACATTTAAAACAGGGGTGTATCCTGATCTTTGGAATTCTCAGGAAAACATAGCTACATCTATGGCTTCTGATAGTTTATGTGCATCACTTGGTTCTAAGGGTTTTGAGAGTTTTTGTGAGGATGGAACAGAGGGTAGTACTTTTGTAATGGCAAGTACGTCTGATAAATGTTTAAAGCAATACGAAACAGATTATTACCAAAGGGATATTTACAATGGCTCTGCTTATATACGAAACGATTATCACAGTATATTAGAATCAGGAGCGTTACACTTTGATACTGACGATGAAAAATTACTTCAAAGAGTTACTCTTGAATATTCAGGGGTTGGGTCTACGAAAACTGTTGCAAGTTGCGAGACAACAAGCGGGAGTAATGTTGTTACATGTGCAGAAAATACAATCATTAAAGTAGGGCAATCTGTTAGTGGCACAAACATTCCTGATGGAGCTGTTGTTGCATCTGTTAACACAGATGGAGCTGTTACATCTTTTACTATGGGTACAGGGCAAAATGCTACTGGAACACATGACGCTGATGCTCATGGAGGGGTTGGTCTTAATTTGAATTTTACTGTACCAGTAACAGCAGCAATGAAATTTGGTAAAGCTAATCAGCCTGATGAATTATTATCTGGAATTAACTACCAGTTGTTATCTAACACTCAGATACTAGACAATCAATCAGCAGCTACTAGTGCTAATGTTGTTAATAATAATATTAACCCTGACGATAAGGCTTACTTTAATAATTACACAAGAGGTAGATACCTAGGGTATCAGGTAAAACTTTCTGGCAACGGGCCAGCTACAATATCTAGGGTTACTTTGTCTACTAGATTGGCAGAAAAATAATGGCTACCAACATAGAGATACAAAGAATAGCTCTGGATAGCTCAGCTTTAGTTGAGGCTAGTGGATTGCGTCCACCTAAATTGCCAGAAGATGTTGTAAAAAGGTTTCCATCTATGGCAAAATATGAGGAACAGCTAGATGAATATTTTAGCAAGTTGGACAAGTATTTTACTTCCCAGCTTATAGCAGTAAAACAGGAAAACGATTAAGGAAAAAAGATATGGACCCATCATCAGCAGGTAGTTTCTTAAGTGCAGGAGGAAAAGTACTTGGAGGAATCTTCGGTAAGAAGAAGACTAAAATTAAACGTAAAGCTTTAAGCCCTGAGATTGCAGGAGCTATGAAAGCTAACGAGTCAAACCTCAAAGGCGACATGGCTCAGTACAGGGATGTAGGTGATGCTGTGTTTGGAGATATAAACCGAGAAGCTTCTGGTCTTGCGTCTATATATGGCAAAGGACAGGAAACTCTTGGTCAGTATGGGCCAGAAGGTAGGCAATTTGAAAGAAGCAGGCGAGCTATTGGTAGATACGGGGATGCTTTAAGAGCATCTAATCAAGACGCTTTGGCTTCAACTACTAGAAACTTTAATCAACAACAAGCATTGATGGGGGCTGGAGGAAGCATGAGCCCATTTATGGCAGCTTCATTGGCTAATCAGCAAGGAATACTTAATAGAGGTGTTGCTCGCGAGTTAGGTGGATTAGAAATGGCTAACATTAATAGGTTCCAAGATATTGGAAGGCAAATGCCAATGCAGCAGATGGGTTTATTTAACGCTTATGCTGGATCTAGGCAGGCTCCGATGCAAGTGCTAGGAAGAAGAGATGCTTTAACTAATCAAAGATTAATGGGTGCTATTGGAGCTAATAGAGCTGGTCATGACACTCATATAACAAGTAAGCATAACTGGGCTAGTAAGTTAGGTAATGCTATGCAAACAGGAGGAGATGCAATAACTGGGCTTAATAATGCTCAGATGCAAAACTCCATGCAGAAGGCTTATATGAATGAGATGGGGTATGCCCCTATGAATACAGGTTGGAGTGGTTTAATGAAAGGGTATGACTACCAGAAACTTCCTCAAGCTCAAACATATAACGTTACCTCTACCCCTCAAACATATAACCTTAACAACTTACCCATAGGCTAAAGGAATAATAACATGGCTACTTACAGAATAGACGAGACTGCTCAACCAGTATACCGACCTCAAGGAGGTGGTAGTGGTTCTAATACTGGTTCAATATTTAGTGCTTTATCTCAACTAAGTGCAGCTAAGCAACGTAACAAGTATTATGATTATCTTAATGAAGCACAGAAGCAGAAGCTAGGTGCTGCCGAGATGATGCATAGGGAGTCTGCCATTAAAGAAAGACAAAACAATAAGTTATATGACCAAACTCTTGACAACTATAAAGACATACTTATTGATAATCGGAATAAATACAATTCAATCATTCAATACTTAGATAAACATTTAAGTATTGGTAACATGTCTCCACAGGAATATCAGGAGTGGAAAAAATCAGCAATAGCATCAACAACCCCTAATGGAGATGTTGTGTATAATCAGTTACCTAAAGCAAATACTGGGCCTAACACTCCATCTAGTAAAAAATTAGCTATATACAAAAGTCTTCTTGAGTCTCCAGAGTTTAAAGAATGGGAGAAAACAGGAAACATTGAAGAAGGTGTTGAGTTGCCTTCTACTATATTCGCAAGAAGATTATCTAACGCTATCTATTCTGCTGAATCTTTTGAAAAATCAGATTCAGAAATTGTAAAAGAAATACAAAAAATTCCGGGCGTGCAAACTGTAAGAAGAATGCAGCCTACAGTAAAAGATCCTAACACTGGAAGGGATACTGGTCTTACAGCAGCAGGAACTCCTCCTTCTACTGTTATTGATTACATTCATAACCCTAGTAGGGATCAAAATATATTCTATAAGAATGCATATGGTAGAAACCCTGTTACAGGTAGAGCTATAACAGCTGATTCAGCTGATGATATTGATGTTACTAGTCCATCTAGGCTTCCTTCAACTAGGAGAGATAGAAGCAATATTCCAGTAACAGATCCAAGATACATTACTCCTTTAAGAGAAGCTCAGACCACTCAAACACCTGTGGTTAGCGAGGCTCCTCCACAACCTGCACAACCTGTTCCATTAAACCAAATTTCACAAGAGGAGATTCCAGAAGAAGTAAGACAATCGCCTTATTATGGAACTGAAGAGATACCGTTAAGTCCAGATACTTTGCCTCAAGCAGTTACAGGAGCTCCATCAAGACGCGAGGCAATGCTATCTGCGTCTGAAAATCAACCTACAACTATAAACCAAGGTAATATGAATTATGTTCCATATGACAGTTACCCACAACAAACTTACAGGGATAGGTTGGCTGAAGTTAATCAAATTATTGCAGACAAACAGAAAGAAAGTTTCATTGATCCAGAAACTGGGGAAAGCGTTAAGCCTTATGGAACAGTCGGTATACGTGGTTCAATGTTAGATCCGAATAAAATTTTACCATTTTATAATATAGATGCATATAAAAGAGAAAGAGACGAGCTTCAAAGATTGCTTGGTGTTACCCCTAATAATTTAGAAGCAACCCTTGAATCTCCTATGAGTCAAACCCCTCAGGTTCCTGAATTAAAGTTTGACGATAACCAAGAGCCTGTTGTTGAAGGTCCATCTGAATTGCCAGTGTTTGACCCAGAGGGTAGTGGATATGATTACGACACGGCTAAACAAGTAGGAGGAATGTTTTCTAGTCCTGATGGTCGTTGGTATAGCACAGTCCCTTCAGGTCAATCAGCTGGAATGATATTAAAAGGAACAGGGAATCCTACTTATGATAATACAGTACAAGGAGAAACAGGAGTTGGAAATGTAATTACACAGGGTGCTGACGGGAGGTACTATGCTACACCTGAAACTTTACCAAATGTAGGATCTCCTTCAGGGTTGATGGAAATGGACGGGGCTTCAATGCCTGCGTATTTACCACCAACAGGAGCCCCTTCAAGAGGTCAAGCAATGATGGCTAGCCCTAATAACCCACCTGCTGTTCAAGGAAATACTCCTATTAGATTAGATCAACTTCAACAACCAGTTGAGGATGTTTCTTATCTTCCTGAAGGATCATATAGTGATCCTTATATGGAAGAAATGAGAGAGGTCATGAGACAGCTTGAGATGCAAGGAGAATCTATTCCTCCGTTTTATGCAAAAGGAGTTTCATCTGAAGGAGCGTTAATGCCTTTAAGTGATCCACGTTATCTTCCCCCTATGGTAGATAGAAGTTTTCCTCAGATGGGTCCAGTAAGACAGCAGACTGCTGATCCTGTTGAGTTAAACACTTTTGGAGGTAACACTATAAGTAGAAGAATGCTTCCTAATTACAATACAATAAATCAAAATCCATTACTAATGGAGATGGATGGTACAATTCCTTACGGAGAACCAGCACTATATGGAGAAGAACCACCTGCTGAAATTAGTCCTGAAGATCTAGAAGCGTTACAATTAATGTATCCAGATGTTGAGTACACAGATTAAAAATATTAATATATAATACGGAGAGAAAATAATGCCTAAAGATTATTCGCTAGATGTTGGATTACATTCTGGTAAGAAAAGTAAAATATTACCCCCCGGACCTAATGAATTAAGCTCTGGGGGTTTTGGTTTTGAACCAAGAGAGTTGCCTGCTGCTCCTGATAGCTTATCTAATTTAAATCAACAACCACAAGACCAAGGGATAGATATTCCTTGGTATGCTCCTGTTGCTGGAAGAGTAGTAGGAGCTATAGATGAAGCGTCAAGGCATTCTTCTGGAGGAGAATACATTCCTTTTGACCAGAGAGTTAAGGAGTATGAAGAAAAACAAGGAGAAGCTCCTCCTAATCCATTTACCACAGGTCTTCAAGCTGGATTCTTAGGAGGATTTGCTGGAGATGTAGGTTTTGCAGAAACTCTTTCTGATATTGCTGGAGATGTAGGTAAGGACAAACTTAAAGCAGCTGGAGATTTTTTAGAAGGTGAAGCTTATAAATACCCTATGCGTACTGTTAGGGATTTTGACAGTGCTAAAGATATAGGGGCTTATGCATTACAAGCTACTGGTTATATGTTTGGTTATTTAGGTTCGATGATTCCAACTGCTATAGCAACAGGTGGTGTGGGAGCAATAGGAAGGGTTGTTGGAAAGGAAGCTCTCAAAGGATTAACTAAAAAAGAAATAGCTAAAACTGGAGCTTTAGCTTTGGGAAGAGCTGCGACTGGCCCGTCTGTCATAAAAAACATAGGTCATACATACAGAGGAGTTAGAGAAGAAACGGGAGTAGAGTCTCCTGCTATTGCTATTCCTGTTGGTGTTGCTTCTGGATTGCTAGAAAGATTTGGTATAGGAAAAACTTTTGAAGCATACTTTGATGCTCTTCCTGATTCAGTAAAAGAAAAATACTGGAGGCAAATGATGGGCAGTGCTTTGAAAGCTGCTGGCAAATCTGCTTTAGTAGAAGGATCAACAGAAGCAGGTCAAGAATCTTTACAGCTACTAGCAAATAGAATAGCTGATAGTACTTATGATATTGTTAATGGTGAGAACGCTTGGCGTATTCTTGATGCCTCTGCTATGGGGGCTTTTGGTGCTGCACCTATTGGTGCTGTTGGTGGTGCGGGTAATTATTATACAGCTGTTAATAAAAAAGCAGACAAAGATCTTGTAGATACAACTTATAAAAGAGTAGCTGAACTAGCTAAAAAAGAAGAAGGAGGAAGTGTTATACTTGCTTCAACAATGGGTCTAACAATAGAAAGAATAGAGAAAAAATTAGATGACCTAGAGTATATACCAACTCAAGAAGAATATAGTGCTATTGAAAATATAAAGGAGAGGATTCCAAGTCTAACATCACTCTCTGAAAGTCAAGCAACAGAATTAGAATCAAAAGCTCAATCAGTTCTTTTAAAATATAAAGACAGAATTGGTGATTCAAATGCAGATAAAGAAGCTAGCGAAGCTCAAGCTCAAGCTGATTTAGAAACAAAGTCTAAAGAGAATTTAAACAATGCTGCAACACAAGCTGGAGTTGATCCAAGTCAATCAGCACCTTTTGGGAGAGATCCTAGAGTTGCTGAACCTGTTCCCGTATTAACAGAAAGCCAAGCTCCTTATAACAATCCAGAATCTCAGTACGAAGTAGGTCAGACTTATCTTCATAATATAATAGGTTTTGATGGAAACCCTATAGAGGTTGAAGCTTTAATAACTAAGGTTAATAAAAACGGTAAAGTTTTAGAATCTATTTGGGCTGACAGTGCAAACGAACCTGATCCAGTTCCTTTAATTGCAACTAGAGGTAGAAGAACAAGAACATTCAGAACACAAGATGAAGTTGAAAGCGAGCAGCGTCTAAGAAATATAGATACTGTTAACGATCCTAAATACACTGAAACTTCTTTAGAAAGAAATGCAAAATTAGGTATACTTCAAGGCAAGATAGCTAGCGATAAAGAACAAAAAGCCCTTGAAGAAAAGATGGCTAAAGAGGCTGGTGCTGTCATTCGCACTAAAAAGAAAATAACCCCAGCTGATCTTCAAAAAGCAAGAGACAAACAAGAGGCACGCTTAAGAAGGGACAGATCTAAAACGCCTATAAAAAGAACGTATGGAGGTTACGGAAAGAAAGATACTGATTCTAAAACAGGTAAGAGTGAATCTGCAAAAGCAAATGCAATAAAGAAAGTACTTGAGAAATCTTTAATAGTTGAAGTTCCTAGCAGGGGTGAGTCTAGGCAAGTTGGTATTATAAGGGATATTAAACGTGTTACTAAAGCAAGACCTGAAGCTCCAATTGAATTCACTGCTATTGTTAAATTTGAAAACCAAGAAGGGTTTCAAGTAACTATTGATGAGTATTATAAAACTAGCCAGCCTAGCGAAGGTATTTCTCTTGTAGCTAAAGGGGGTAAGCTTACTAAAGAACAAGAGGGTATACTTAAAGATTTTGAAACCCTTCAAAAAGAAGCTGAGAGTGCTGCTGGAGATGATCAGAGAGCAGACCTAGATGAAATCTTAACAGGGCCAAGATCAAAAACTAGATCAACTAAAGATGCGTCAACTACAACTGAGACTAAATCTGAAGGAGTTAAAATAGTTAAGACTAAAGAAGGAGTTAAAGCGAAACCTAAAGCTAAGAAAAAAACTACCAAGAAAACAAGGGGAGTTAGCGGTATTATCTTAACAGGCAAGAGAGAACAAGAGGCTCAGAATATTCTTAATAAGATAGCAGAAAGAAGAAAAAGGATAGTAGACATAACTGGTTATCCAGTTGCTGCACTTCAAGATTTAAATGATTTCATTAGATTAATTATCGTTGATATAAAACAAGCCATTGTAAACGCAAAGCTTAACAAGAAAAAAACTTACAATAAAAAAGATTTACGTGGTGCAGTTGTAAAGAAATTTGCAAAGGAAGTAGACGATCTTGATCTGTATGATTTTGGAGAACATCTTCCATCATTCAAAGACAATCCAGAAGACTTTGTAGGTAAATTGTTTGATGCTGTAATCGCTGAAGGTGGGTCAGATATAGAAAATCTGGTTGATAAAAATCTAGAAGAAGGGGACTACAATGAAGAGCAGGCTATTATTTCTAGAATGTTAGATAAGTTATCCCAGTATGTAGACTTCCCTATGGATTATGGCAGTGACTTCGTAACACTTGGTAACGTAAATGTATTCAAGTTGGATACTGACTCTGTTCAACTTATGGATGGGAACAAACCAGTTTCTCTTTTTAATAAAAACAGAGTTAAGTCTGATGCCGTTCTTGATTTCTCTAGTGCTAGAGGTTTAGTGGTAAGCATTAAAGCTAAAGGATCTAGTGAGGTTTCCTATACCTTGAACGAGGACGGAATGGATCAGATTCAAATTCAAAGAAGTAAAATAAAAGGCAGAGAAAAAGTTGTTGTGTTTGCACATATTCCAAAGTCTTTAATAGTTGATGATAGCGGGGTTATTCAAAGACAGAATTGGGAATATCAAAGCAAAAAAGGAGGGCCTAGGTTCCTTGAAGATATTAGTTGGGTAGGTCTTGATCGTGAAGAATTTGTTACTCTTGTTAAGCAAGCAGCAAAATCCAAAAGGCTTAAGGATTTCTTTAATAGTACTTCAGGTGAAATTTTATTTTCTCAAAAAGAAAACTTAGGAGGATTTATATCTAACGCTATAGATCTAGTGAAAGATCCTAGATATGCAAATCTTAAAAAAGATAAGTCTGAATCATACAAAAGAATAGCTAATCTAAATAGATCGTACATAGCTGAAAAAACTATTTCTGATCTGGTTAAGTTGTTTGAAGATGCTGTTAATATACACTTAGATCATTTTGCTTCTTTAACAGAAAAACAATTAGGCCCACTTGCATCAGAGAGAACAGAGTTAAGGAGGTTGCAATCTTACGCAAGGAAACTTGATAACGCTATAAACGGAATAGTTCCTAAAGCAATAGACCTTCCAAAGTATGGGGTAGTTATTGAAACAAAAAGAAGGGTAACAACAAGTAAAGGTAAACAAGAAACCAAATCAACTTTTGAAATACAAAACAAACCTGATAACCCTGATAACTTTAAACCTGTTACTGATTTAACAATACCACAGAAAGACAGGTTCTTTTCTAAAGCAGGACAAAAAAGGCAGAGCCTTAAACCTGAGGATCGCCGTTATGCTAAAGAGCTTCTTGAGTCAATTAAAAAAAGAATAACTGTCTTAGAAGAACGAACACTAACTGAAAAAGATACCCCAACAGATGAAATTGAAATTCAAGCCACTAACTTAGACTACTCTTCTCAAGAAGATCTGGAATATACTCCTTCAAAGTTAAGGGTAGACATTGCTTATGCAGAAGACGTTGTAAGTAGAATAAGAAATTACATAAGCCCTGAAGGGAAAGTTGAAGGTTCTGATATATCTAACCTCTATAATGAAATATCTAGTCTTTATAACGATGACATTGAACTAAAATCAGTTAAGTATAAGAGTGATGAGTACAGAAGGTTTCGTCCAACAGATGAAGCTAAGGACGCTAATCTTACTGAACTCATCTCTACTAAGGATGATATTGTTGCAGCGAAAGATCCAGACGCTGATGCTGTAGGTGAAGTATCTCCTGCTGATGTTCTTGAAAGAAGCGAGGAAGAAGAAGAGGTAAGGAAATTTATCGCAGGTGAATTTTATGAGGATACAGAAATAGGAAGGGCTAACAAAGCATTCAGAGAAGCAAGAAAAAATCTAATAGATACAATTCAAAGTAATGATTTATCAGATAATAAGTTTAGAGAAAAAATAATTCAGTTTCAAAAAGAAATGCTTATTGGTTGGAATAAGTTCTTAGAACTTAGAGGCACTGACTTTTTATTATTTGATGGTACTGAGTTACAAGCAAGAGATAAAACTCAATACTTACTTTATGATCTTTTGAAGAAAGAAAATATACAAAGGATGGAATCATCCAGTGTATATACATCACAAGAAGACAGGATTAAAATCTTTGTAGACAGATTTAATAAGATCAAAGAAGAAAGAGATATAATCCATGAGTCATATATAAAATCATTTCAAAGAGAAGATATATTATTAAGTCTCATAGCAAAAAGAACTAATGAGGTTGTTGAAAAATTAAAACAAAAGGATGAAGGTTATTTAATTTTGGAAGCAATGGGTTGGGCTTCCGAAGACCAAATAAATCCACCAACTGCTAGTGACTTTACTGTAGATAAAATACTAGCAAACCCAAAATCTTACAGTGCTACTGGAGATATTGATTCATACCCTGATGTTTTAAATTTAGATGAAGACGGGATAAAAAACTATATAGATAGTTTTACTTTGAGATACGGGTTAGGATCTGATGTATATACAGCCTTAGCTGAGCTTACAGATATTAAAGGAACTTTGGATAGTTTCAGGGAACTTACTAAAGAATTATTAGCTATCTCTACTGTTATAACTTCTATGGATAAGAAGCTTGGTGAGCAGTTTGGATTTGATGCTGCTCAGTTAGAATATTTTGATGGCAATAGATACCAGTATCATTTAGATCAAAAGGAGAATCTTAGAAGATCTAGAGTAGAAACACTTGGTGATTTAGAAGAGGACTTAATTGTTTTTACAAAGCCAACTCAGAAAGAAAAAGAAAGGTCTATGCTTAGGAGATCTTACGGAGATTCTAAAAAGAATTTTTATGAGAGAAGTCCACTGACGAATATAGAATATACATATGCAAGAGATTTTAAGTTTATAATTTCTAGCGAATCTGATTCACAAATCACTCTAGATAGAAATGATTACAGGAGAATAGAAGATATATTAGAAAATGATTTAGAACCTAAGCTGCTTGAACTTAAAGAGGATCTTAAAGAGAAAAAACTTAAGAGGAAGACTGACCCTAAATGGCTTAAAAAAACTGGAAGACCTAAGAGAACTTTACTGACAGCCAAAGAGGAAGACAATCGGGATTACTTATCAGGTGGAGTTAAGGCAGGTAGGAAATTATTAGCCATCTTAGATAAGAGAGCTAAGATCAGTGCAGAATCTACTGGCAAGTTCGGCATCACTACTAGAAAGATAAGAAAGAAAGGTATAGTCTTTAAGCAGATAGTTGATTCATTCTTTACGGGTGGTGCTGGTGCTATGGACCCCGGAGTAATGTTTGGAATGCTTATATCTTTATCTAATAGATTTAGTGAGGATCAATTCAGAGAAACAGGGACTGCAAAAAATAAAGGTAGAGATGGTGAGTTCTTTAAACTTGATCTTAAGAAGTCTGGAAGAACTGAAACCCCAGCCACTTTATATTACAAGTTATATAAAACATTAGAGCTTAGAGATCCGTTTAAAATACTTGAGCATCCAGCTTTCTCTAACTCTGGTTTCTATTTAGGTCCGATTACTCCTGAAGGAATGACTGATTCAGAATTCACTCAAGAAAAATTAGAAATAAGAAAAGAGATTCAAGATAAGATTACTGAATACGCTAGAGAGTTCATGCCTAAAAACAGAGACCAGTTAACTGAACAAGATTTAAAACAAGGTAGCAGGAAATATATAAAACAAATTATAATAGGTTCAATTTTTGATGAATTCATAGAGCTGTTTGCTGCTGAAAGTGGAATGAAAGAAAGATCTGCTATAGTTAAAAAGCTTACTGGTTTAGATTCAAATAAAAGAGCTCAGGTATTAGATTACCTTGCTGGTTCTCTTGATATTCCTTTTGAACCTAGAGTTATAGAGGATTTAGAAGAGCGTAAGTTCATTCAAGATGAAACAAGAAATCTTGAACTTCAAATAGGTAAGGCTGAAGAAGAATATAGAGAGGCTAAAAAGAACAGAATAGAATTTGGTTCAGTAAAAACTATTCAACAAAGAATAATTGAACAAGGATCTCGAACTGGCAGGAAGGTAACAGAAGAAATAAAGAGACAGTATCGTGAAGATCAATCACTTGAAAGTGAATTGAATAAAAAAGAAAGATCAGCTCAGACTCAATTAAATAGTTTAAGAAGAACACTTAAAGAGGTTGACTCTAATCCTGAAATTTTATTAAGCAAGTTAAGAGATGCAAGCAGTGGCGAGGCTAGTCTAGATAGACTTACTAGTAAGTATTTATCTGTCACACTCAGCAACACTCTTCCTAAAAATTATACAACAGTTAAATCTGATAGACCTTCTCCTGACCTACCTATACAAAAAGGTGCTCCTTATGATAGTGACGCACTTGTAACAGGTGTTAAGGCTAGTGATTCAGAACGATCTGAAGAAGTCGGATCTGCTATAGGAGCAGATGGTATAGTCCAGTTACTAGAAGATAACAGAGATAAACTTGGGGCTGGTTTTGTGGACAGGGCTATTATCTTACTTAGTAATATTCCTGAAAAATATTTAAAAGAATTAACTCTCTCTATAAGCACATCACTTAGAACTGATAGAGGTTTTGAATTAGGTGGTTCATTTGTAGAGGCAATGAAAACTATTTCTATACCTTTAGAAGGTAAGACAGCTGACAGTTTTGTTCATGAATTTTCTCACTACCTTCATGCGTTTATTCCTCAGGACATGCAAGAGAATGTAACTGAGATGAGAAGGAAAGCATTAAAGAAAGTAATCTCTAGTACTCCAGATGGTAGCTTAAGATACAGGCTTGAAATAGCTAACGACATTCTATCTAGAATAGATTCTATTAATCAACTAGGCGTAGATAGTTTTCAGTCTTATATAGATAAATACGGGGAAAGGGCTAGTGATATGTATCATTTAATAAATGATAACGAGTTCTTTGCTTACATTATGACTAAAGAAGGTCAGGCTGATATTAATAAACTATTACCAGAAACAAACCCAGTTGGGTTTACATCTAGAGTTAAGTCTTATCTATCTGATCTTTTAGAATGGGTGTTTAACAAGCTGGGTTTAGTTTCACCTGAAAGAAAATTTGCTAAAGAAGTTTTGTCTAAGTTCAAATCAGGTGAGTTCACTGTTGAAAGGCAAATGTTTACTGCTGGTCCTAATCTTAACGCTTCAATACAAACCCCGAAAGACTTACAAAAAGCAATTAAGTTTAACGTAAGGAATCAAGCCTTAAAAGAAGAAGGTAATGTTGAAGCTGCTAGAAGGGTGTCACTTGAAGCTGGGTCTTTTCATAATTTGATATACGACTTGTATCAAAAAGTTTTGAAAGATATGGAAGGCGAAGAAGAGTTCAAGAACATGCTTGGCAAAACTAAATTTAAAGACGGAGAGTTTGTCACAGAGACTGATGATGTTTTTGAAATTTCTAAAAAAGCAGCAAGCCTTGCAAGTGTTAAAAACTCTGAGGCTATTAGAAAGATACTTGAAGAGAACCAAGAAACTACTAACGGTTTAATATTTAATGCTGAAGGTTATCTTGAGTTGCATAAAATAAAAGACGAACTTCCTGTTTCAATATGGGAGCAGGTTAGCAAAGAGTTCTTCAAGAACACAGAAGAGTTTGTTATTTCTTATCAGAGATTAAGGGAGCAGGCTAAAACTATAGACTCTGAATCTGAGCAAGAAAAATTAATATCTTTAATGGATGAAGTTAAGGATAAGTTTTCTACTAAGCAAGCTGCTCGCAATTCTGTTTCTTCTTTTAAGATGTTCTATAAGAACCTACTTGAAAAAGTGAAAGCTGATGGAGCAGAATCTAAAGCTTTAGAATTGCTAACTAAATATGGATTTGATTTAAATAGATTATCAAGTCAACTAGATGATAAACTTGTTGGCCCTGAGATATTTAAAACCATAGAGAATTTTTATAACACTGTATGGAACAATGCTGATGCTCAAATCATTTTGCATAAAGGTATAAATAGGGAAGGCAAGGAGGCTACTTGGAGAGATCTTGTTTTTGCTTACATAGTAGAGAAAGGACTTTATAGAAAACATTTAAAGAAGGGATCTTGGAATACAAAAACAATGGAAAAGGTATTCTCTGAGGTTGATCCTATAGTAAAGTTTGCAGCTGACCACATACTTCAGAAACATAAGAATGATGTTCTTTTAAATAAAGTATCTGAAGAAACTTTGCGTGATTCATTTGAAGCTTACAGTGAATACGAGCAAGAGATTTCTAATCTATTCGCAACAGACAAAGAGTTCGCAACAAGAGGAGGTAAGCGTGTTCTTGTAAAAGTTGATGGGCGTAAAAGAGCAATAGACAAGCTACTAAAAGATTACAATACAGCAACAGGTGAACTAGCAGTTGCTAACAGATTATTTCTTTCATTGAGAAGGAAAGTTTTAAATGAGATAAGAGCAAACAATGACATAAAAATTGCTGCTGAAGTTGCTGGAAGAATAGTTGAGCATGAGCAATTCAGTAAAGCTAGGAAGATATCTTCAGAGGTAATAAAAGCTAAGCCTGTGGAGCAGATGGAACTAACTCAAGGCGAAGGATTATTCCCTCATCCAGAACAAGAGAAAAGTGTTAGCATTAAATGGGATTTAAGTGATACTGAAGGAAGAGAACAGGAGTTATTAAAACTGTCTCAATACATAGATAGCATTAATCAATGGATAAATGATCCTGAAAATCAAGATGATCCATTTACTCCTGCTTGGATAGAGTTAAGAGATCACGCTGTCGCAACATTACTAGGCCCAACAATCAGGGATGGGAAGATGTTAAGGAATGTAATGGATTCAGATGCTTTTGGATTCAGGCCTTTGCAAAATTTATTATCTTCAGTAGGAACTTTTACATCTAAACTTGCGACAACTCATTTAGATAACTGGGCTTTAACTCTTGAGCGTGGTGTAGATTGGGGCAAGAAATATGAAGAGGATATAAAAGCTGCACTGTTTGATGCGGCAAGATCTCACGGATTTCAGAAAGGACCTATAGGGGTTGCTGACTGGAGGAATTCTATAGGTCAAAGGTTATTTGCTTTAGCAAATGTAACAGGAAGGCTTCCTTCAGTAGGTGACGTAGCTACTGTTTCCGATTCAACAAAAATAAAAACTGTAACTAAAGAGGATATTGCAGCTCTTAAACTTCAAGTAAAAGCCTTTGGTGATTTATTTGCTTTAGATGTTAAGAAAGGAAGGGGAGATGTTATTCTTGGGAGAAGAACTAATGAAGAGTTAAAAGCGAGAGATAAAAAATCCCCAAGAAAGTTTGGACGAAGAGCATTAAAAGATACTGAGTACACTCTTCCTAAAAGATTCTCCACATTTGCTTTAGGTTTATCCTCAAAAATATCAAACATATTAGACGACAATAAAAAAGAGTTTGATGACATTGATTCACTTGAAGATAAAACTGATAAAGAAAAAAGAGAGCTTAAGCTAGACTTGTATGCGGATAAAAATAAAAGAGGTGATTCAATAATTGAATTAATAGGGGGTAACTTTCAACGATATGTATTACCTTTCTTAGATAACAGGGAAGGAAGAATAACAAATGGAACTGATCCTTACTTTACTGAAGGGGTTTACGATGAAGCTAGAGATGCTGTTTTAAATGGAGATATAAAAGACTTAACAGATCTTGCTATGTTCTTTTCAAATAGATCTGTAGATGTAACTAAGTTAGGTGAAGAGGAAGAGCCTGTTAATTTAAACACAAAAGAATCCTTGTATGAATTAATAAGAGAGATGACATCTCAATCTTATAAGTTTAATAAATTCATGCATGAGCCTATTGATGCTTCATCTGGAGTAGAATATAAGAAAACAAGAAGTGATTCTCCTTTCACAACCTCAAGACAAGAGGCTGTAGCAAATTACTTTTATTATGAGTATGGATCTTTCGAGACCGCTACTGTTCACAACTTGATCAATGAGTCTGCTGTTCAATACTTAGACAGTTTCATAGCATCATTAAAAGCAGTAGCTGGTGAATTAGATATTGCTGTTAAAGAAAAGCAAGACGCAGCTAACAATGGTTTAATAAATGAATTCTTAGAAGACAAGAAGCAAAGCGTGCAAAATGGAAAGGTCTTCTTAGATTACGAAAGAGCAGAGAACCATTTAAATGCTATACAATCTAAGATAGTTGAGCTTGAAGGGTTCCTTGAGAAAGATAAAAAGTTTGAGATGCAAATTAACAGGACCTACCGAAGAGTGTTTGGTGATGTTGTTATGGTTGCTATTCAATTACTTACAACAGGTTTAGTTAATGTTTGGGGGACCGCTACAAGATCAAACATGAGAATGGTTTCAATGTTTGGAGGTAACGCTACATTACATAAAGGATTTGCTGTTGATATGCTCAAGGAGATTGTAAAAGGTGGACTTACTTTTGGAGTAGGATTTACCAAGGGTGTAGGAAAGGGAGCATTAGAGGGTGTAAAAACACGTAAAGGATCGAAAGTATTGTCAACATTTCTAGATGAGTTCCTTAACAAACCTTTTGTGGAAGACATTAGCTTAGGTCAATTTAAAATAAACTCTGCATTAAGAAGATTAAATGAAGCTGGTTACACATCTAGAATTAATGTTCAAGGAAAGATTGATAACTATCTTGAGAGTGTTGAGACTAGAGGAAGAATAGAAAGAGAAGATGAGCTGAGATCTAGAAGTGATTTAAGAAGCGGCCTGTCTACTTGGTATAATGGATCAGCACTTTTCTTAGCAGAGATTCCGGGTATGGCATTACCTAGAATATTTGATACAGTAGGTAATAATATTTCATTTAGATTTGCTAACACTGCAATGTCTGTCTTAGAGATAAGACTTAAAGATTTACATAGAAGAGATGGAAATAAAATATGGGAAAGATATAACGATCCAGATCCTTCTATCCCTAAAAGCAAAGGTAAGTCAGATGTCTTAACACCTACTGATGCGTTTGGTGATCAGTTTATATTCAAAGCAAATGAAACATCTATGGCTCAACTTGAAGAAATGTTTAGTCATTCAGCTATAGACTACCACGCTGAAGCGTTAAGGTTTCTTAAAGAACTAGACACAAATAAAGATGCTACATTTCTAACCACAGAACAAAGAGCACAATTAGGGATAGGACTTGTTACTTCTGAGAACCTTGCAACTGTAGCTAACAGACCCATCCAAACTAAAACTCAAGCGAACTCAAATTTCTTATTAGCTATTATAGGTTGGTCTGTTTCAGCAGCTTTTAACAGTATTCAGTATTTATCTAAATCACCTAGAGGGAAACAAACTGGAGGGATAGATTCTTTAAAGATTCAATTAGCTGTAGTCTTAATGGGGATGATGACAGTAGCTGCTGTTAGTTTTGCAACTCAGGAAGAACTTCTAAGGATGATATATAAGTTCTTGTTCGGGGAAGTAAAAGCAGGGAGGCAACCTTGGGAAGAACAAACAATAGGTAAGGGCATACAAAGAACACTCCTTTATGGTCTTAGTGGATTCCCTATGATTAATGCTCCTTTTAACATGTGGCTTAACGATGAAATTCCTGTTGGTCAAGGGTATGATTTCTTTATACAAAATAAAATATCTAACACTATGAACTTCCTATCTAAAGTAACCTTTGAAGGTATTAGTGGTGGAGCTTTAGAAAGAAATTTAGTTATGTTCACAAAGCAAATGTATCCTAATTCTAGATACTTAGTTAACAGAATAGGTCCAATTGCTGGAACCGTTAAGGTAAGAGATAACATGAGGCTTATAAGAAGGTATGCCCCAAGAGATCGAGTCAGGAGATCTAACTACACTGGAGGTGGTCAAACATCTTCACCAACCTCTGTGCAAGTTTCGCTAATGGTTAACTATGCAATGCTTGAGGACTGGAATTCTTTTAACCATCATTTTAAACAAGCGATAGCTGCTTCTCAAAATGCAGGTGATGAGAATCCTGTTCAAAAGATTAGAAATATTTATGCAGGGAAAGATGCTTACAGGGGAGCTCTTCAAGGACCAGTGACTAGCTCTATAAGATCTAAAATTCTTAACTCTTTAAATGAGTCTCAAAGAAACGAGTATCTTATAAATGAAGTTAACTTTTATAATGGATTAAAAAGAATAGGTGGTCGTTCTCCTAGGTTTAGAGGCAACAGATCTGTTATACCTAGTAAGGGATTTTCAAGGAGAGTCCCTAGAGAACAAACTGTTCCGTTCCCTAGTTTACGGAGGACTTACTAACTGTTTTCTTTCTAGGCTTTGGTGTTTTGTAGCAGATCTCTTTCATGATCCACTTCCAAACCTCAGGGCTTTGCTTGATAGCTGTAGCCATACCTATAGACATCTTACCAGTAAACTTTTCTTCGTCTATTTTATTAGGAGCACCCATGCCGTGATTAATCGCATGAATAATTTCATGTAATAGAGTCTCGGCTCTTGACTGCCTAGGTAATGACTTGGTTACAGATATGATTTGTTCTTGGAAGTCACACAGTCCTAACTGTTCAGCACCTGATTCTTCAGGAGGTTCCATCCAGTTAATCTTGTAGGTTAGGTTAAGTATATCTACTTCTGTTGGTAATTTCTGAGACATCTTTATAAAAAAAATAAGGTCAGGAGAGTTAGAACTTTCCCTTTAAAAAACATACAGCGGGTTTGTGCATACGATGCTGAATGTTTACCCAGATAAAGAGATCGTACAACGTCAACCTCTGAGGATGAGGATTTGGTAGGTACTCTCCTTGACCTTTTAAATTGATAGCCCCGAACACCGCACTCACGGGACGGGGCCTCAGCAGTTAGTTGACAAACTCCCTTTTTCACTGCCGAGATTTTCCAAAAAATCTACTAAAGAAAGATCTCCTAGGAGGGATTGGTATTTGTAAAGCAGGTAAATCTTCCTTATGTTTTTCTGCTCTTTCCCTTAAATCGTGAAGCTCATTATCAGTCATGAGTAAAGGGAATGGCCTTCCACTATCTTCACACCATACAGCTTGGTATGTTTTGTTCTGGTTCCTAACTCTTGATTTATTCAAGACCTCTCTTATTTGCCCTAACTTTGCTTTCATGTTCATAGTTCCCACTTCATATTCGGAAAAGGATGCAGCTCTGAATTACTTGTAACATATGCCCCAGAAAATTGACCATCAGTTTTCAATCTATCCTTCATCTCTGAGTCACATACCCACCCCATTATGTGACAGAAAACTTTATCCTTAAACTTATCAACAACAACTAAACCATAGGTCCAATCTTTCTTACGTTCGTTCTCCCTAACAGCAAGGACATAATCTGTAGGCTTCTTTGTGGGTCTTAGTCTTGAACCTTTAAAGTCTAAACTAAGTCCGGGTATATCATATCCTCCATCGCCCCTGTCAGGAGTCCTCATGCAACTCCACCTTTGAAGTTTATACATCTGGTCACTACCAGTTAGGTACATAGTCCCGCCTAGTTGAGCTAACTGCCCTGTTATTTGATCTTGATGAAGCCTCTTAAGTCTTTCATCTAAGTTCTGTATACTAGATCCAGATCTTTGTTTGCTCTTAATTCTGGGCATAAAGAAATCAACAAGCTCCTGAGCTTTCTTCTCAGCTAACTTAATCTCATCCCCTTCTAGGACTATTGTAGGATACTCAATCATTCTATACCCATTATTAATTTCTTCTTCTCCATGCTAGGGTGAATATACCTAAGCAAACTCTTTATACTTTTATGACCACTTAAATGCTTAACTGTTATTATATCTGCATTAGGATGCGATAACCATTTGGATATTGCTGTCCTCCTGAAAGCATGAAATGTTTTTCCCTTTTCGTACAGGCCGTTTTTATCTAAGAAATATTTAAAATGCCTAGAAATATTACCATTTCCAACCATAGCTATTATAGCCATCCTCCTCATCACATACTTATCATCGTCTTTTATGTTATGCTTTTGAAGAAGGGTGTCATATAACTCAGGGCTCATTGGTATATCTATTTTGGTATCATAATCAGAAGTCTTGGAAGGCTTTAGTGATATTGTTTTCTGACCTAAGTTAACTGACTCCCATAAAAGTTTAGCACAATCACTAATCCTCATGCCTGTATTCCATCCAATCTTAATAAGACAGTTCCAGTCTGTACCCTCTGAAGCTTTAAGCATATCCCAGTAATCTTTATCTGTAAAAACTACTGCTTCTTTTCTTGGTATCTTAATGAGTCCTTTAGGAAACTTTGAAATAATATTTCCTTCAGTGTAACCTCTCTCTTCCATCCAGTTAAAGAAACCTTTAATGCTGTTAGCTATATAATTAACACTAGATGGTTTGTATTTATCTCTTAGCTCTTCTATATATTTAAATATATCCTGACTGTTGGGCTGTATATCCTCTTCTTCTATTGAGTCTCTGAATATACTTAATGCCCAATTCATTGCGTTAGGTTCTTCTGTCCCCCTCTCCATAAGGAACTCTGAAACTTTTTGTGCTAGCTCATTCTCTTTTACATTTCTTTCCATAGCTTTAATAGTTTGTTGTAGTACTTTAAGTTCGGACTCTTTTTAATATGAGCGAACTTCCTCCGCTTAAAATATTCTAGACTTCTTGTTTGTCTAAGTAGGTCAACCCCGCAAGCCTGACTGAATTTTTCAGCAAGACCTACTGGAACATCTGACCAAGATTTTTTTTCACATAATCTTCTTAAAGTTGTTAAAGGTATTCCACTATCTTTAGATAGCTCCTTGTTTGATGGGGACTTACCCCCTCGCCTCGCCATTAACCGACAAAGAAATGGTGGCATCCTATCAAGTTTTTCTATTAATCGCATTATGTTTCGCAATGACTTCTCTATACTTTCGCTCTTCCTCTTCTAGTCTTTTGTTTTTTCTTATCCCTCTTTGTTTTTTATTTTCATAATCATCTATATATAACTGAAGCTCTATTGCATTAATCTTTGCCTCCTCTTCATCCTCGTATTCCCATTTATCATTTGGCAAAGGCTTGCCTCTTAACAACCTATTACCAGCGGGGCTTTCTCCCCCACATGATTTAATATATAATCTATATCCTGTTATTGTTTTTCTTATGACAACTTTGACAGACATCCTCTTGGGTATTCCTTATCATAGTCTATACCAAGATAAGTTTTATCTATCGTACCATCTGCTTTCTCATGCAGCGATGTTATAATGAGGTCGCCTGATCCTGCTGTTCTAATATCAACAAAATGTTTCGTGTCATCACACTGTTCCATGAACTCATTAACAGAACCGGGGGTCAGTACTATCCGACCCCCGATCTCGTTTAGAACCATTCCTATAATAGCAGACATACCTGCTTCACTATTGTTAGCTTGAGGTAATCTGCTTGGCATTATTAGAACGGGTTTGCTGCTCCTGATGGTTGAGCCGCAGCATTCAGGGTTTGTTGAGCCGCATCAGAATCTGACTGACCCTTAGCCCCATTAGCAAAAGTAAACTGCTCAACAATACAACTCAACTTAGAGCGTTTGTTCCCATCAGTTTCCCAGCTTTCTGTACGAAGTCTACCTTCAATAAGAAGACGATCTCCTTTGGCTACATGCTTGCCGATTACTTCTCCTTGTTTCCCGAAGGAAGCACAGTCAATGTAAGCGACCTCTTCATTGTCACCACGTTTGCGGTTAGCAGCTATTGTGAAGTTGCAAACCGTGTTATCATTACCTATCTCCTTCACTTCTGGTGAGCGGACTAGGTTTCCCATTACTATTAGTTTATTATACATGTCTTGTTTAGAATACCCCCTTTACTGGAGGCTTGTAGTTTTTTGTTTTCTGATACAATTGGTTGGATAGTTTAAATATATCCCAACCTTCCTCGACCTCATCTGTACCCCATAGTTTTTCTACAGGTTCAGTTGGAGCCTTAGAATCTATTACTAGAGATAAACACTTTGTGTCTCCCTCTATGCATTGCTGATAAGCGGCAAGCTGGTATACCCATGTCTCATAAAACCTAGCTTTTCTTTTAACCCCTTGTGTCTTGAAATCTATTACACATTTACCCCAGAGATTATGATCAGCTACTAAGTCCACAGTTCCAGCATACCCATGTTGATGATTAACCAACACCTGCTCAGCTTGGTAAACCTTGGTTATGTTCTGATCAAACCAAGGTTGATATTCTTTAAACCAATCATAGACTTCATCATCCTCTTTAGGCTCAGTTCTATCTATGTTGTATTGCTCTAAAGCGTTATGAACTTTAGTACCAAATATAGCTGCTGATGATGTTGCAACTTTCATATCTGCTACAATTCTTTTAGCAAATGATTCAGTTGATTCATCTTCTCCTTGATCAAGTCTAAGTGCAGATAGTATTCCTTGTTCTATCTTCCAGCTTTCAAGTGCTGGCTTTGACATGACGTTCAATATTGAGGTGACACTGGGGAATAAGCCTTCGACCCTAGCATCTTTCAGGGTCGTTGGCTTTCCGTTGTCTCTAGTGTGCTTAGGTTTCCCCTCACTAGTGTACCAGTGAGCAGAATTATCTGGTCTTACTAAAGCCATTATTTCTCCTCAAGTATAGGAACAATACTATTCCAGTTCTTAATAAAAGATTTAACCTGATCCTTTGGAATGAGTGATATATCTTTAATCTTCTCATCTAAAGTACCTCTCCTAATAGCTATCTCTATAAACTTTTTAGGTGTAGTTATCTCAGATATAAGAACTTCTAATTGTTCAATGTCAGTAGGAACTTTCTCTCCTTGACCTAACCATGCAGCTAATCTCTTACCTACCTCTTCGTCAGGTTTACTTATTACTTCTCCAGCGAACTCAGGAATCCTAGTCTTCTCAACTATCAAGCTGTTATCAGTGTCCATACGGGCAATGAAGTCTAAGTTATATTCCCAGCCTTCTTTGTAAACAGGGGCTAGTCCTATCTTCCTTGGAGCTTGTCTTCCTTTTTCGTTCTTCTCAACAACGTAATCAGTCTTCGCTCTTAATGTGGTAATCACATGATAAGGAGCACCCATTACTAAGTCGTTGATCCTGTTCAGCATAGGAGAAACGTCAGCCCAAGCACGAAAAGAATTCCCACCTTGGCTACGCTTCCCAGCGTTCTCTACTTGTTGTAAGATACCATTCTCTCCTTGCCAGAATGCTGACATGGAATCAATAACAACGGTATCGTATTCGGTAGGGATGTCTTCCAATCCCTTTATAAGTTCCTTCGGATTGAAGGAATCCAACTCACAAACATCAAAGTCAAACAAGTCTGAATACTTACTTGCACTCCCATGTTCGGTGTCAATGAACGCTGTCTTTCCACCCATGCCTTTGGCAATAAGTAGAGCGGTCATTGTCTTGCCACTTCCAGACGTACCATATAGGCCTGCCCTTAACTTGGCTTTCTTCTTTGTAGCTTTATTGAACTTTAGGCTCATTTATTTACTTATGTTTTCTAGTTTTATTATTGCTCCTTCGTTTCCTTTGGGAGCTCTTTTTACTCGCACCACTATCTCTGCTATCTCCCTCACGGAGTCGTCTAACGGCATTGACGAGGCAATCCATGACTGTATTGATTGCCCCGTCTGGGTCTCGTCTTCGGTTGTCTGATACAAGGAGGTCAATTGTGACACGAAATCTTTCTCTATGGATTGCATCTGGTTTTTTGCTCGCGGGACTGTTATCAACATATTCCTCCAACAAGCTTTGCAATTCTTGAAGTTGCCTATGTGACCACGCCCCTGTACCACCAGATGAATCATTCACTTAGATTTCTTTTTGTTAAGTTGTCCGCTCTGTTTAACATAAAGAAGAACAGCTTGATCAGCAGCGTAAGTCAGCTTCACGCCAGTAGCTTCACAAGCTTTCTTCAATTTTAAATGAGTATCTTTAGTTATTGAAATAACAGGCACGAAAAAAGAATCAAACAATTAGAAATTAAATGCAAGAAAATTATATTATTCTTTAGACTCCTCTTCTTTAGGCTTTGTTTCTTCCATTGCTTCCATAGCTTTGTGAGCTTCAACTTCTTTACCAGCCATCTCTCTGCACTTGGACCCCAAGGCTTCTGATAATACTGCTATTCCAGCATTACCCCCATGCACGCAATACATTGCAGCAATATCTGCTACCAGTAGTGTTGCTGTTAAAGGGTGAAAGCCTTTGTTTTCTATGTAATCTCCTATCAAATCACATATCTTTTGGCCTAACTCACCCGCTATTTTCTCTTGATTTTTTTGCTCCAGTGTTGGATCGCTTTCTGTTTTTTTATCCATTGGAATTATTTTATCTTCACTCATGTTATTACTCTTATTTTGTTTTGTTCTGTTTTACCTAGCGTTGGTCTACCTGTCATCAATTCGTATATTCTTGATGCGGTTACATCGCTAATGTTTTTTATATTGGATTCAATATAAATTCTTATCTCCTCTATTGGCATTTCAACTTCCTTTCTTTTAGATGTGTTGTAGTTGTCCATGTATTTATGTATTAATTTATCCATTGTCTTTCATGTTTTGATTATTAAGCCATCTACATAAACCAGCCTTGTCTTTAGGAATATCTACCTCGCTTATTTCTACTGGAGATTCATAGTCTTCAGGACATTTTCTGTATCTGTTCCTTATATCACTCCTCATTTTATAGGCTTCCTTTTTAGTGGTTGCCCAGTTTACAAGAACGCCAAGGTGCAGATTTCTATGTGATAGTTTATAAAACTTCGACATTTTCTTCATCTCCATAGTTGAAACAAGTGTCGGAATACTTTTCTTTAAGATCGTCCAGTATATCTTCACACTCATTCAGCTTATTCCTAACAGTCTGGTATCTCTTAACCCAGTCCGTTGCATCTCCTCCTTTTAATCTGGAGTTGTGAGAGAACTCATTCATTTCTTCGATACATTTTACTAGAGTATTTTTAGATGCCTCTAGCAGCTCTCTTGTATCATTTAGTATTTTCTGTTCCATGTGTATGCTAGCAATTAAAAAAAATAATTATCATTTATTTTTTTAAAAAGCAAATTAATTAAAACGAACTGGCTCTGAATATATCAGGTTCTTTACTTCCTCCTGAGGGATCTCTACCTCTGAATGCTCTCCGATCTTAGGTTCGCTGCCTAATATAGCATACAGTGTATCCTTGCTTGTCTTGTCAGGGTTAACCCATAAAGGCACAACCAAGACCCCTTCTTCTTTTGTTTTAAGCAGAGCCTTGGATGTCTTCCCTTTAAGTTTGGCTATGCCGAACCTGTATCCAGCCTCGTTAAGGTGAATAGAATTATATTCAAACGGATTCATTTTTTCTTTTTCTTTTCTAGTTCTTCTCTGTGCTTTCTAAGCATTTCTATCTCTGCTCTAGTTTCTGCAGGCCAGCGACCAGACAGGATGTTCTCTTTAATCTTAGCTCCTATTTGTAACTTAGTTTTATGAACATCTCCATCTAGCACTGTGTGGCCAGAGTCACCAATGGTAGCTTGGCATGTGTATTCTGGTGTACTATTGCTCTCTTTAATACTGAATCCTTTAGCTTTGTTAGATTTAAAATCCTTGGAAAGGATTTGACCTTTTAATATTTTTCTTTCCTTACTCATAATATGAACACTCCTTTTTCTGAGAGAATAGTTCTACCTTCATTAAGAAACCTATCTAATGCTTCTATATCTTGAACTTGATCAGGAACAACTTGATTAATCTCCGCACGAATCGCTGACCTTACAGATGGATTCATTGGTGCATTTGTAAACTGAGATCTGATTTGAGAAGGTAGTTGTCTTTTAAGTTTGATGTCAGACATTATGTCAGGCATCTCTCGTTCACGATGCATCCATCTTGAATGATGTTCTCCTGTCTTAACGTCGATTATATCTCCGTTCATTACAGGCATACTTGTTATATTTTCTGAGTAGTTCCTATGAGTTTTAATTGTTCTATTAATTCTAAGCATTCCTGATTCAACTGAGAAAACTGGTTGATCATCGTCACTTTGAGTTCTTTGATAACTAAAACCCATTAACCCGTTCAACCTATTGTATAAGCTAATACCTTTTCCCTCTGATAACATAGCATTAGGTGCTAACCTTACCCTTCCATCTCTACCCCACACAGCAAAGGTGTGCTCTCTTCTGCTAAAACTAACACGGTCTGCTCCAGTAGCATTTTCGTTCCAATTAAACACATGAGAGACATAATATAACCTTATGTATTTCCAGTAAGGTATGCTCTCTATGTTCATGGTGTCCGCTAAGCTCCATCTAGTTGACTCAGGGCTTAAGTAGAACTTGTGGTAATGATGTTCTGGTAGAGTATCAACCACCTCAGCATACGTATTATCAAAACAATGGTGATGATATGAATGCCTATCATGTAAGCCTCCACCTCTATGATGAGAGTTACTTAGATTAAGTAAACTGTTGTGAATCTTGAAGTCTCTCATTGCTTTATGCCACTCAGGTAAACCTCTTGTGACATTTGTTTTCGGTCTACACTTATACACATGTCGTGCTAAGTTCGCGGTAACAGGATCTATCTGTTGTTCATATATTATGTTTTCCATTTTAGTTATTATTTCTTAGTTCTTCAGCTAACTCTTCTACTGTATCTCTAACCCATGACAAGGAGTCAGCTCTTAGCTTGTCAGTGGCTAGGTTCCTATGTAAATGACAAGGTACTATTCCGTTTTCAATTAGCACCTCATCCAATCCTTCCTCCCCTATTTCCAACCAGAATAGGACGGGATCTCCTTCTTCTGTTGTTTGATGCTCCCCAAGATTCATAATCCATAGCTGCCATAGTGATCTGTATACTTAATGTCTCCTTCAATGGTGATGTCTTCTTTTTCAACTGTGTCATCCATATGATTGTTGGCCTCGTCAAGTGTGATTGACTGACAATATGATTCGAATTCCGTTTCAGTGATTTCCATTTTATCTATAGCTTCATTCAGATCTATAACCTTATCTGCAATCAATACATACTCCCACATTTCCAATAGATCCATAGCATCCATTTGTAACGAATCTCCGTTCTCATCAAGCCATTCTTTTATAAGCTTAGTTATCTCTTCCTTCTTCTCTTCTTCTGTATATTCTGCAGGAAGTTTAGTCGGCGTATTGAAGTGAGTCTTTTGTGATTGATACCAATCATCATTACTGTAATTTCTTCTTCCGCTCCACCCAGAATAAATAGATTTCTCTACTTTAATAAGATTACTTTTCCACTCTTCAGGGAACGAAGGTTCACTAGGCGGGGTAACTAACACTTCTTTGACAGCTTCATTGATAAACTTCTTAGGAAGTATGCTTGTCCATTCATCAGGGTAATCAAACCATTCACTGTATGAACATGAATACATTGAGTTGGATCTACACACTCTAGCATGTATGTCATACTTTTGTGTATCCATGTGTCCTACTGTAATATGCACCCCGTCTTGGCTTTGTTCATTGTCCTTGTCAGTTCCTGACTGGAATGCAGATGATGAACAATGGTGATGAACAGTTCCGTTGACAATGTAACCAGAGAACTTTTCTCTTTGGGTATCTTTATCAACCCCATCTATCTCTTTCGTTGTCATACCTGTACCGTGTTCCTGAGGGAACGCCCATGCTGCCCACTTGTTTTCAGTAGGGTTATACAACAGACGCACTTGCGTCTCGCTTTTAGTCTCGTCGTAAGACCACTTGAAGAATGCTAGTATTTTATTCCATTCTTCTATTGGTATCTTACCACCTTTCCAAGAGAGGCTAGGCTCTCCTTTTACTATCTTCACTGGTTGATGCCCCGTGTAGTATTCTGATTCTACTGTTTCATAAACAGTATCTTTATGTAGTATTAGGTTCATTGTTATTCTAGTTCTTCAATGGCTAATCCAAGGCTAGCTGCAATAGCTTCACCATGTTCAGCCCAAATTTCCTCAAGGTTATAGTCAACGTCAAGGTCACTACTGTCATCTAGTTCCCTGTCTACAGTTTCGTGATGAGCTTCGTCTACTACTTCTCCGATAGATACTTCATCATTAATCTTACGTTCTATAGCATTCATAATATCTTCTTTGTCATGGCAATTATCAAAGTCTGCCTCGGTAAACGTCACGTCTTCTTCTATGTAAGCAACTAGTGACTCCGTGGTTCTGTAATACCTTGTTTCAGATCCGCTGAATGTATCAGTAAATATTACATTACCTCCATCCATTTGCCTTCCAAGCCTTAGCACAGGTTTGGACGGTGCTTTACTTGCATCATAGTTCTCCAAGACATATTGAGTTATGCCTTCCGTTGTTATCACTCCATCTGGTATGACCAGATTAGTGGCGGCACGTATCTGTCCCCTTGTTATAGGATTAGATGGTGCGTTCTTGACCAATTGTATTAAGGGTTGGTCGAGTATCCCTTCTATGGTTATCTGCTCCATAAAATTATGCTGCTATCTTAGCACCCTTGCTAAGATTATCCTTAGCCCATAGGGGCTGAAGGTTCTTATAGTTGAAGCACTTCCTCTGCTCTGATTCCTTCGTTAGATCGAATGAAATACACGGCTTGATGTGGTCTATGTGTATCTCGCCTGCTAGAAATTTCTTCCACGACATTCCTTGTGTAAACTTTTTAGAAAACAAACTCTTCAACTCAGATATTTTACAACCTAAAAGTTCTTCTGTTTTTTTAGCTTTGTTTATTTTACCCCTTGCGTTGTTCATTAGAGCAGACCTTACCCTAGATCTTAACCTGCTTTTAATTTTATGATCTAAACTATGCCTAACATTATCAGCATGTTTATTTTTAACGCAAGCACGGGAGCAGTGCTTAGGGAGATTGCCTGTTGAATTTGTGGATTTTCTACAAGTAAAAACTTTCCCGCACTTGTCGTATTCACATTTAATTTTATGTATCTTATCAACGGGTATTTCTTCTTGCCCTTTGTTTACCCTAACGCCTCTTTGGTGGCTTTCTCTTTGGCATTCTTTTTTAAGGCATGTTTTCTGTCTTCCACTGAAGGTGTGGTATATTAAACCACAAACTACACAATTGCCTTTTCTTTTTTTCTTAAGGTATTTTTCTCTTTCCCCTTGCCACCAACGCTCTCTAGAGAGGACGTTCGTTGCTTCTTTCCTACACTTATCAGAACAATATAAAGCATTCTTTAAATATTGTTTGAATTTTTTTCCATCTCTTATCACTAGTTTTTCTGCATCAAATGTATTATTGCAGATTTTGCATTCATGTTTTTTCACTTTTTTCCAATGCTTTATTTCTCCTTTAAAAAAAACAAGACCACCACCTTGTAGTCTTACACTTTTAGATTTCTCTCTACATTTTAAGCTGCAGTATTTTACTGCCCTGTTTATATTTAAATCCCCTTCTTTATTTTTTTTGGTGAATGGGTATTTATACCAGCTACCACAATGCTTACAGTTATTTCCTTTTGGTTTTTTTGATTCAACCTTAGCTCTCCTTTTACTATCATATATCCTGTTGTATTCTTTTACCTTTGGATCTTCTAGATATTTTTTCTTTCGGTTTCTTTTCCTGTTCTCAATCGAACAGTTTTTGTTTCCGCATAATACCTGCCACGGTTGATTTGGGATGAATGCTTCCAAGCAAATTCTACATTCATGGCTCATTCGATTTCCTCTCTTAACTTAATGTTCCTTTAAGCATACCTTTCTTTACTGTCTCAAACATATAAGCTGAGTTCCTAGAAAGCATAGGCATATGTTCCTCCATATCTTCTGGTATATCTTTAGCTATCTCAGTGTGATACCACAGTAGATGTAACATGTGAGCTGCTGCCCACATATTAGCCAGCACAAGTTGAGGTGTTTCATCTTGTGCTTCACCAGTACATCCCGCTGCATGTATAGGTGAACCTGTCGTGTCAGTTAGTATATCAGGATAATAAACCCGTGGATCACATGGAGTCCCACGCATACTAGACTCATAGAAGTATGCATCAGCATCAGTGTAACCGTTACCACCTATGATTGATTTGTATCCCTGAGTATCACATGCCTCCAGTATTAGCTTCCTAGCTGGATGATTATCGGCACAACCAAGAAGCCATGTGTATTCTGGTGAACCAATGACTCCTTCCAGTTCTCCTGAGAAATACCTAGGTACTGTATACATCATGCACTGAGCTTCATTCTTATACCTAGATGAAAGTGCTTCCGCTTTGTTAGAACCTATGTCTTCTTTTCTGAACAGTTGCCTGTCCATGTTCTTCAACTCTAGATCATCTCCATCATGTATAGTAATGGAATCATGTTGATCTGCTAGTTTAACCAGAGCAGGTAGTAACCAACTACCTACTCCGCCTGCTCCTATTATATGATAATGTCTGTTCATGTCATTGGGTATATTAAAAATAAACATTTACTCCACCGTTCGTAATCTAATGCATTCATCTAAAATACTCTGTGATAAAGTTCTTTTTTCACATTGGGTTATCTTAGATCTAATAAAGTACAGTGGATTCAGAAGCATATCTGTATGCTCATCACCCATTCCCTCTATCCTGTTACCTTGCCTAAGGTAGATCCATATCAACTTCCACAGTTTCTCCCTACCTAAGCTTCCAATTGATTCTAAAGATCTTACATTAGAAAACTCTTCAGGCCTTTCCCTCATTATAGATGTAATAATCATAGCTTCGCTTTTTATTGACCTCTCTTCTAGATCACTCATCTCTGCGACAAGTTGATTATCTATAATCGTCATTGACTTTGGTATTGAATTTATTTTCATTGTTATACGCTTATATTTTCTAAGTAAGTTTTACTGAAACTCTCCATAAGAATATGAGCAGGACACGGAACACCTAACTGCTGGTTTGTATCTGCACAAAACCTGAACAGTACTGATGAGTTCCTACCTTTAGTTGAGTTTGTTAAGTCAGAGTTCCAAGGAGTACTATAGAATAAGTCTATGTTCTTCTTAGTTGCATCAACAATTCCTATGTCCTCCATGTAAGTTTCACCAAAACATATTTCACTGTTCTCATAAACATTACCTGTAGGTAAAACAAACCACCCTTTAGATTCCTCATGCCATTTATTACTTTCATGAGATTCAATCTTGCAGTGAAGATAACTTCTAGCTGGTCGCCATGTATTGTTATCTGTTTTCCCGTGGTACTCCATTGTAATATATAATTTTATATATTCAGGAACTTCCCAGTCCAACGTGTAAGTCTGCCTGTTACTTCTAGATTCTGAATCGCCATTCCTAAATGTAGGGGACAACCACTTGTCAGGTAGTCCATCAAAATCTATACATTCTTTCTCGTTATCATTTGAGAAAAGCATAAACACATCTTTAGTTATTATTTCAAATGTTGTGTTAAACTTAAGCTTACTCAATTGAGTGGTTACTAAGCTTAGTGATATAGAATCTTCCCCTTTAGGTTCAAGCCTAGAAAAATTCATAGGCATACCAGCCATTGATGATATATTATTAACCATCATTGGTTGAGATTCTATATGACGCTTTAATCTTTGATCCATTGTACCTTTATACATCATTCTGTATTCAGGTTCGAACACACCTTGATCTGTTAGTATCAAGTGTTTTGATTTTATTATATCTTCGTATTTCATATTATTATTTATTGTATAGAAACAGAAAGCCCCCACGGTTTTACCCGTGAGGGCTGCAGTTCTGCTCCTAAAAGGCTAGCCTTGTAAGGCCAGAGTTATACAGCCTTTGAGTTGGCTGCGGTTTCAACACTGATCACGTCACCTTCAGCGACAGTGTTTGATTCAGGCTGAGTAGCCCCGTCGATTAACGCTTTGACATTATCGCCAAAGCCCAGTGCTGCACGTACTCTTCTGAGTACATCACCAATGGAACTACCCACTGGAACAGAGGTTGTGATGCTCCGCTCAAGACCATACTTGACGGTCACGGAAACCTCATCTGCTGCCTTTGAATTGGCCGCAGTTTCGACAGTGATTACATCACCACATCTAACACTGTTAGATTCTGGCTGAGTAACACCACCAATCATGGCTTTAACATTGCTGCCAAAACCTAGAGCAGGACGAACCTTCTCTAACACTTGAGCGATAGATGAACCATCCTCAACCTCGATTGTAGCTTGACGCTCCAATCCATAACGAACTGTTATATTAATCATATAACTTCTCCTATTATCCCTAGGCATTACGCCATGTTACAAGACAGGATCACACGGGATGGGAGTTCTCCTGTTTTCAGTCATCGTTGACTAGAAATTCTTACTGCAATCTACCATTAGCTACTAAAACATTTCTTAGTGTACTTGATTGCCCTTTCCTTGATCCATGCTTCTTGAACTCTTGATGCTGTTTTTGTGACATCACCTGCAAAGATCCACCTGTCTTATGATTATATATCATAGCTCCCTTGACTCTCTCAGGGTTGACGGGTTTGTTATCTTTAATTGATTTATTAATATCTATTATTGAATACGCTTTTCTATTCTTCATAGTTCATGATTGTTAAATATGCTAACAGGTTTGTGTTGTAGCCTGACTTAATAATATTATCAGCTACTTCTGGTCTTCTGTAGAATTCTTTAAGAGCATTTAGTCTCATTTCTTTTCCAGCATCACATGATAACATTCTCTTAACTCTTATGTGCTGTTCTTCAGATAGTATCTGATCTAGATCTATTTTCATTGGTGTAAAAACAGATACACAAGCGGCTATGACGGGCAAATAATCAACCCGACCTGCATCTTAATATCAGGACTACTTGTGTATCCTAAATTATATATCCATGTGCATTATCCTTACACTTTTGTGACTAATATTTTTGTCACTTATTAATCTCTGAGTTCTCAGTATTATATGCTCAGAGTTAGATGTAATTACTAAAGGCTTAGTCGTCTTCCTGTTTTGTTGTTCAGTAAGTTTGATATCAGGTAGGCCTACATCTTTCCCAGTAAACTCTCTCAGCATATTAAGCCCATCATCTTGCTCCCAGTACCCTTTGTATATAAGCCTGAGAAACAGATTAGGTAACTCGCATTGAATCGCTGGATGTAAGTGTGCCTCAGGTAATTGCCAGAATATATTAGATCCATTCTTAATTGCATACATACATTCAAGTATCTTGTTGTATAGGCTCAAGTATCCACCACTCAACCAATCTTTCTCTCCCCACTTAAGATAAGTTCCATGCTTCATAGCCATACTATTTAACATGTCATGTGCCAGCTTGAGTTCATCTTTTGATAAAGGATAACCTGTAATTAACTTTCGCTGAGGAGCAAAATCAGAAACTTTTACATAACTATGGTTCAATGGTATGAAGTTAAAGTGTGTAGATATTCTTGGCCCATATATATACATAAGGGATGTATCCTCTGAATAATCTAGCACACTAGTTTCGCCACTAGCTTTATTGTATAGAACAACATTGTGCTGTTCTTCATTTACTGTAGCCCACATTTGTCAAGGATTAGCCTCCTCTTCTTTAAGTAACCTGTCTTTGTAATCTTTTAATACGTACTTGGCTTTCAGATCTGTTTTACTAGCATCTTCAAGCACTTCCATTATCTCATCAAAGAGTACTAACATAATTAAGAACTCGTTACTTATATCACAACAACGAGCACGTAGTTCATCATCCTCACAATCAGTTGGGAGCATTGGAGATCCTTTCCTCCCAATGTAAACATTTCTCGAATGGGGGTATATAGGTAAGCTTAACTTATCCCCCTCTCTTGAAATATCAGAAGGCCTTGAGTGAATAGATGAGTGATCTTCTGCATTATAAAGATTCTCATCATGTGAATAATATGTCCTAGCCATTATTTAATTTCCTTTCTTATCTTAGCAAACCTATCCCGTCCTTCCTTAGGAGAAACAAAGTAGTCTCCTATCACGTTCTTAAAAGTTATCTGTCCTTTGTCAGATTCCTTCTTCCTCTTCTTTCTATTTAGCTTTCTCATTTGCATTATAAATCCTCCCACCAGTCTATTAGTATCATGGTTGAGAATAAGCATAGGAAGATCAACGCCGCTACACCTAGTATGTTTATGATCATGATACTGTTTTGTTGATTAAATAATCATGGCTCTTAGCCCATTCACGTAATTCATTCACAGCTGTCTTATATAAAGGACTAGCTGTTGCTTCTGTTCTGATCGCTGTCAGATAAAAATCCAACATGCCTACAGATGATGGTGGTAGGTTTACTGTTTCCACCTTACCCTTTCTTTTTTCTTCACTCATATTGTTATCTTATTTGTTTTTGTACGCGATTATCCTCTGTCAGAATAATTGCGTTAAATCTATCTCGCCATCCCTTCTCCCTCTTGAGCTTAATGATGGCTATATCTACTCCATTCCTAGTACCTTCAACCATTACTGTTTTCTTCTTAAGTGTAACAAGAATATTAGTACCAGTTTCCTCATGTATCTTACTTATAACCCTAGTTCTAGGTAGGCTCATAACTTGTCGTTGCTCCTTGTCCTGTCAGGTTTCTTACCTCTCTGCTTAGGCACTGTCTGCTGATCCCATGAAGGGTCTAGCTTCTTATCCCTAGTAGCTGCGTTAAACCAACTACTAGCACTTATCCTAACGCTCTTAACACGCTGTCTAGTGTGAGGATCTATCCTCTCAACTATCCTAGGGTCAGGCTTATGATCTCTTCTTCTTCCCATATATTTACTTTCTCATTTAAGGTGCATGTAATCATGTCCCTTTTGTGTGCCTATCATGTACCCGCAATAGACACAAAAAAAGGACACGGAGGCTCATAGTGTGATGGTCAGTGAACTACATAAGCGGCTCACTATATGCATCATCTAATCGCCTCCATATCCCTGATAAATAAGAATAGGACGAAACAAAACCCTCGATGTATGTTATACCCATACACTCAGGCCAGACACAGGATGAGGTTAGTTGAGGTAAGTATCCAAAGGACTCTTCTTAATGCCCAGTATCTAACCCTTCCTTCGCAGACATGAAGCACTCCATGCCCACTACTAGCTACCCCGAAGTTGGTAGCACCTAATCAGTCTCGCATACCCTTGCAACGACCACCTTGTCTGTTCTCACTTGTTCTCCAGAACCTATACCGACTTAAAGTCTATGGCTTCTGCAGTTAACTACACTGCCTATCGCACAAATGCAGACACAGATCGACCTGATCAGATCACACAGCTCCCGCCAATTCACATGTAAGGCCTTAGCACTATGCATCCCATTGGGACACACCACATATGCAGCGTCACGCTGGCACACCAAAGAACATAGTAGGCATAAATCCTACCAGTCGAACACAACGTAACAGTCTTTGACTGTCACATAACTAAGCATTACTTAGCCTGTCGGTTCGAAATTATCAGATTAATAAATTAGTATTAACCTGATGATTTTGAACAGTACTGGTATAAACAAAAAAAGAACACACCCCCAGCTTGGGGGCGGTTCTTTGTGATTTATTTGCTAGAATACTCGCCCTTGGTCGAACAGTGAATAACAGTCTTTTCTTCCATAGTCCTGTCAATGTCGTTATATATGCGGGTTTTCTTCTTGATTTCAACCACATCCGCATCAGTAACCTCCCTAAGAGATTCAGATTTGCCGAACTCCTTAAGGGCCTTGAATGCCGCTTTAATGACCTTGAATTCCTCATGGGGTAGATCTTCCGACCGTGATCCCGTGATAGCCTCAATGACCGTTTTAAGGCCATTTTTGCTGAATGCTTTTGGATAATCAATTTGACACAAGCTGATGAATTCTGGGTTTAAAATCTCGTTTTCAATCTCAATTTCTTTCCCGTCTTTTTCAACTTTCTGAATAGCCTTAATAAAGGGCTTTCTTGCGTCCGTAGTTGTGACGTTTTCGACCTTTTCAGATTCGCTAGTCTTAGACTTTGCCTGATCGGTAAAAACCGTGTCAGGTTGCGTCTCTGGTTGTCTATTAGTCTTATCAGCCGAGTTGACTGATTCCGTTTTTATTGTTGGTTTATTTGCCATATCAATATTTAGGTTTAAGTGAATATTTGAAGCTTTTGGAATCAATGATTGATCCCGTCCACTGAATAAAATCGCCCTTTTGCTTATTCCGTTTTCAGTATTAACAGAAAAGGGAAAATCTTCATTTTGTTGGTGTTATTTCCTAGAATGATTCAGGTCGAGAAAGACCGATGGGGGTGGGAGCGGGGGCATGGGGGGTGTCGCCATATGTATAAGTATACCGTGTTGCGCGACTTTAAGCCCATTTCATGAAATGACTTTCCATGAACCCTAAATGTAGTAGGCTGTCTGAGCTATGTCAGATTTAATTCTATCGCTGCAGGCAGCTATTAACGAGCTGGACGAAACTAAAGACTATAAAGCGGTGAGAGTATTAAAGAGAGCCATAGAACAGGCTAAGAAAATAGGATCTATCCTTAAATAACGTCTGTATATCCTTTATTTTCTAGTAGTCCCCATGCATTTACATGCATTACCCACGGAGATTTACAGGAATTACTTAAAGGAAAAGAGAAAGTCTTCTTACCTATGATCAAATCGTAGGGAATTATTAGGAATAACTGGTGTCTTAGAGCTACGAAGACGTATATATCTATGTCTTCTATGTTTGGAACAGTAGTTTTCCTAGCTCCAGATCTCATAGTCCACCTATAAGTGGACCCTCTTTGAGAGTCTGAGGACTTAACTTGAATTTTTTTTATGAACTTATTCTTGGTAGCTATCTTATCGTAGGGTGCATAGTCCCCTTCGGGGGTAGATACTACCCAATCTCGTTTTAATAGTTCAGCTGTAACTATAGATTCAGCTACACATCCTGATTGTCTGTTGCAATTACTTGGTCGCATACCCAAAAGAATCTCTGGGCGGTGCATCTGGCAGATCACTAATATTATCAATTAGAGAAGGAACTCTCATTTTAGTATATTGGGGTACAAATTCTACATCTACTTCCCCTACAGGCCCATTCCTTTGCTTGGCAACTATTAAAGACAATGGATATGGCCTATCCATCTTATTGTCAATGGCATTGTCCCTATGAATCATAACAACAACATCGGCATCTTGCTCGATAGCCCCGCTATCTCTTAGGTCAGTTAGCCTAGGTTTCCTGTCATTCTTTGCTCCTTCGCGGGATAACTGAGATAAGCATACTACTGGTACGTTTAGTTCTCTGGCTATTTGTTTAAGAGCGGAGGAGTATGCTGCTATTTCTCTATCTCTAGTTTCGTATTTCTTATTTGTGCTTATGATCTGAAGGTAATCTACAATGATCATATCAATACCGAAGTCTCGTTTATATCTTTTAGATTTAGATTTAATTTGATGGATTGTAGAGGAGGGGGAGTCATCTATGAAGATGGGGTACTTTGCTACATAATCAATGCCTAAGGAAATTTTTTTTAATTGGTCATTTGACAGATCACCTTGTAGACAATCTCTGTAATTGAGGTTCATCTTGGAGCATATGGATCTCATCATGATTTCTGGTGCTGACATCTCTAAGGAAAAGAACAGAACCTTTTTACCTGCTTGAGCTGCAGCATCTGCTATACAGATTCCTAGTGATGTCTTACCTACTGATGGTCTAGCTGCAATGATATTGAGATGTCTATTGTTAAGACCGTTGATCATTTTATCTAGGTTGGTGAGACCTGTTGTTATACCAGTGACCTTACCTTTATTTTCAAAACAAGTTTGGAAAAATTCTACAGCTTCAGGTGCTACTTCCTTATAAGTCTTTATAGACGTTTCTTTATCCTTATCCCTGCATAGACCCTCTACGCTCTCGTAAAGGCCTTCTAGTACCCCTGCAGGCTCAGCATGACCATCTGTTGATATTCTATGAGATACCTCATCGCACAGCTTCTTAGTTTCTCTGGCTTTGTGTAGGTCAGTTAGTATTCCATAGTAGTACTCCCAGTTGAACGAAGAGGGAGTTAATGATTCACATTCGTCCATGAATGCTATGGCATTTGTTTCCCTGTTGGATTTCAGTAGCTCATGGGAGATAGATACCCTGTCTACGATCTTACCTGTCTCGTTTAGTTTTAAGATAACCACCATTGCGTTGACGCAACTGTGGTTCGTTAAGAGTTGTAGTGGTTTTTCTGTTTTACCTAGAAGCTTATCTACAACTTCAGGGTCCATCATTATGCAACCTAGTAGAGCCTTTTCTGCGGTAGGGTCTTCTAAGTGGGTTTTCTTATTGCTCATTTCCTTTGTGATAGAGATATTAATTAAATAAAGATATTAATGTGTATTATTTACTTGTGTTAGAGATATTAGTATTATATAATATATATATGTGATATAGATGATACCCCTTGGTTATCAGGAGTATTTTTCGTATATTTCCCTATTAACTGGGTCATTTTCCATAACAGTTAGTTCATTTTCCTCAACTGCTCTGTCTTTTTCCATAGTTACGCTTAGGTTATTTTCCATAACAGTTGGGTTATTTTCCACACTGTGATCTATTCCTGTGTAGGTGTTAACCTTGGATCTGTTATTTGTTTTAACTACTAAGCCTTTTGCTTCCAGCTTTGGGAGTTTCTTGTTGATAGTCTTCCATGTGATGCCTGTCTTCGATGCGATTCTATTAACGCTCATGTCGCTTTCACAAAGTAGGCATACATAGATCCTAAAGCTTTGTGCATCTAGTCTTATTCGGTTCAGTTGTGCTATTGTCATTGTTCAAAAAAACTCCCCCAGCGAGTCAAGTTAATTGCAGAGGTGGCGCTAGGAATGAGCAGAACTAGCTAGAGCCCTTGACCCGTAGGGGGATAAATTTATTGTTGTTATTGTGGAAGACCGCTAACCTGCTCTTGGCCTTGCCACCCTCTGCGTTGAGAAAGCTAGGCATTAGCCAAAAATGGCACAAGGTTTTTTTTAAAAAAAATGTATTTCGATGAAAAACTCCTGAAAAAAATAGCAGAAACAGGGGTTATAACCCTCCCTCAAATGAAGCTAGTATGGGAGGTAATGCAGGAAAAAATGCTTGAAAGACTGGTTGAAGATCAGGAATCAATAGACTTAGGCTTTGCTGAATTATATCCAATACCATATAGGGCGAACTGGAAGAATAGTCTCTATGATGAGTTCAAAAACATAGGTCAAGACTTCAAAGGCAAAGGTCATGATGCTTGTGTAAGCATTGCTCAAGACAAGGGATTATGGGCGGAAATGAGTAATACAAGATTGCTAGCATTTAAGAATGAACATATTTATTGGGGCCTTGAAATCACACCAAAGAAGAACTGGTGGGATAATACAATTAGATCTGAAAAGAATAAACGGTCAAACCTAAGTGCTGCAGATTATTGCAGATATGTGGCGAAGTCTGTTTACAAACTCAAAGCAAAACTACTAGATGTCTATCGTTCGTTCATATCGCAAGCGTCTATTCCGTGCGGGGGCATTCGCAACAGTCGCACTGCAGGGGGCCATTTCCTTGTGCCGTTCATTAGGTCTCGTCAAGTGTCTGCCAAACATCCTGATAACAGGGGGCCGATTGATGTGGTGGTCAATCTTCGGGATGCCTTACACGCAAATGGTGGACTCGACCACACGGCTGGCGAGATACCGAGAGTGCTGGCAGTGTCCGATATTCAACCACAAGAGAAAGACTTGCGGTAGCCATGAAGAGCCTGAATTAGGCTGTATGTGCTATATGCCACTGAAAACTAAATACAAAGATGCAACATGCTGGGGAAGAGATAACGAATTAGAATTTGGATGGAATGAGTGATACAGGAATAATGCAAGAAGACGAAAGACCTATGGATATGCCAGAGGGTGAGACTACTGTTGTCCCACCTACAAAGGGGATGTTCTCAGCTAAAGAAGCTAAACAAGCCGCAGCTAGTACTGGATTAGTAGCTGTTAAAAGAAAGAAATACTCTGAGTTAAAAAAGCTTGGAGACTTCATAGAGAATGAAGGAGTTGTAAAGACCAGCATTGGTTATGTTTTCCTATCAGCAGAGAAGCTTGAACCATTAATGCAGCTTGCTGCTGATATAGCATATGAATCTGATGATGATGCAATAAAGCTACAAGCAATAAGTAAAGCTGTTGAAGTATCTAAACAACTCACCGAATCCGCTAAAATATGCGGGAATATGGTGAATAATAAGCAATTGAAGTCCGAAGAAACTAAAAAGAAAGCTAGCTTCATGCCCGGACAACAACTAACACCAATACAAATCAATGACCCAAAACAAGTCACTATCAGCGGAGGACAGCCTGACAGCGGAACAAGCTCAGGAGGCGATAATATTAACGCTAAAGAAAATGAAGGACAAGCCGAGCCCAGCTTTCATGGCGGGGATAATGTCGCAAGCACTGGATCTAAAGACCAGCATGGCGAAGAAAGCAGCGGAAGTTAAAGTAGAAAATTTAATCTTATTTGATAAGAAGCAAAGCGACTATGGTAGTAAGAATATAGCAGCTTGGGAGAAGAAAAACTTAAACATATTAGGTGTTGGATTTCGGCTAAATGATAAATTGCAAAGAATGATGAACCTAACATGGAAACGGATAGAGAACAAAGAGTCGTCAGAAGCACAGAATGAGCCTATGCTAGACACAGCGAAAGACATAGAGAACTACGGTACAATACTGGAGTTACTAGAGTCCGACGAATGGAGTTAATAAAATGCCAACAGTAAAAACTAAAAAAGGAGAAAAGAAGTTCCCTTATACAACAAAGGGTAAAGCAGCAGCAGCGAAAGCAGCGAACAAAGCTAAAAAGAAAAAAACCTCTAAGAAAAAAGGAAATAGTTATGGCTATTAAAAAAAAGAAAGCTCTAACCAAAAGGCAAGAGGATACTTTAAAAAGGCATTCTGTTCATCATACTAAAAAACATATGTCTACTATGAAAAAACTTATGTCTGAAGGTAAGACATTTGGTGAGTCTCATAAGATAGCTATGAAAAAAGTAGGAAAGTAAAATGGCTAAAAAAAAAGATTCTAGACTGATTAAAGCGGGAGTTAGTGGTTATAATAAACCTAAAAGAACTCCTAGTCACCCTAAGAAATCTCATGTTGTTGTTGCTAAAGAAGGTGACAAAATAAAAACTATTAGATTCGGACAGCAAGGAGTTAGAGGTGCTGGGAAGAATCCTACTAGTGCAAAAGACAAAGCTAGAAAGAAATCTTATTACGCAAGGCATAACGCTCAAGATAGCAACCCTTCAAAACTATCAGCTCGTTATTGGTCGCACAAAGTTAAATGGTAAATAGATATGGCTGATCCAAGATTAAAAAAATCAAGACCTACTCAAGCTCAATCATTATATGATTATATTGTTAGGAGCGAAGGTAGAGGCAAGGAAGGCAGACCGGGGTATGCTTATAAAGATCATAAGGGTAATTTAACAATAGGTGTTGGACACCTTGTTACTGCCAATGATCCAGTCCTTAAAAGGATAGCAGGTGGAAATTATGACGCAATTAGGTCTGGCCGAATGCCTTTAAGTAATAAGCAGATGCAGCAATTGTTTGATCATGATTCTCAATCTAAGATCAAACTAGCAAAGAGGAAGATTAAAAACTTTGATAATCTATCTAAATCAATGCAGAATGCTGTAGTTGATGGATTTTTCAGGGGTGACTTATCTGGTAGCCCTAAGACTTTAAAGTTAATCAACATTGGGGATTTTAAAGGGGCGGCTATAGAGTACTTAAATAATAATGAGTACAGGAAATCTAAAAAAGATAAAACTGGTGTAGCTCCAAGAATGGAGCGTAATGCTGCTATTTTTAAGTTAGCTTCTCCTGCAACTGTTAAGCCTTCTATTCCTTCAAGAAGAACAATTCCACCAGTAACTAAAAGACCATTATTAAGTGAGGGTGTTGTAAAGGGATCAGACGGACAGTCTTATTTCAGGATCAGGAAATCAAGGTAACTACATGAACGAGACACAAAAAGCTATGGCTAGGAAAGTGTCTAATATTATTTCAGAACACTTCGGTCATGGTTTAGTTGTGCTCGCTAGTAATGATATGGAAAGAGAAGACTATATAAGTTTAAGATTTTACGGAGGGGCGTTAACAGCAATCGGTATGGCTGAATACGCAAAGACATCTATAGCTGACTTATTAGGTGATGAGTCAGCTAACCCAGAAGATCTTGATGGGTTAGATTCTAAGGAGCTTGGATGACGGGCTGTCGCCTCCTATTTGTATATCGTGAAACATTTCACCCAATATACAGTATGTAGCAGCATCCCAAACGTGTTTATGTTTATTATTCCTGACGTAGGTTCTCTTACTCTTTCCCTTTGTTTTCTTAAGGCCTCCCTTTAATGAGTCTATCATTCCGTCAGCTTTAACACTTATTGTTAATTTCCCTTCTGTAAGTAATTGTTTAGTAAGCATTACTCTCAACCTTACAGATTCAGCAAACTTAGGACATGGACTTAGTTGTATTTCACCTCCAGTTACTTGAGAAACAATCATTGCATCCCAAGTTCCAGCAGCTGATCTGAATCTATCTACAGCACTAGCATCAGACCAATGAATCCATTGATAACGCTTACCATTTACTTCTTCCCATTCACGCATCATTTCTTGAAACGCTATAGTAAAATCCTCGATTGAAACTTCTTCACCAATAATCACAAGCTCATCCAATACATTGAATGCTGGTCCAGTTGATGTGATTACTTTTTCCATTATAACTGCAGCATGGTTCTTATCACCTAAATCCCAACCAGTATAAAGTATGTCTGTATCTTCCTGAGGTAAGAGAACATCCCAGTTATCATATTTACCTTCAGCGTTTCCTCCTACATGCCTTGAGCTGAATACTCCAGTGAAGAAAGAATCTTTAGATGTCTCAACCCACTTGCCTTCCACATAAGAAGCGTACAAGTCTGGGTCATGTGCGAAGGTAGCTTTAAGATCTTCAAATTCCCTAGGATCTAAGAAAGTATTATCTGCGACTTGGGTTTCAATTAAGTGTAGATTCTTCTGATATTGAGGTACTGGGTGATCATCTCTCCTTGCTTCTTCATACCATATCTTATAAGCCCAAAAGTCTTGTCCTTCATCCTCACAAGGGTTGGTATCAGCTATCCACATATGGCTGTCGTATGGAACTCCCGGCATACGAAGCTGACCCTTTGGGAAACGGAATACATAATCCTCTTTAAAGTTGGTAAGCTCGGATACAAATATGCAGGAAAACACTGTTCCTTTAACTTTTTGAGCTATTTCGTCCTCTATTTTAAGTGAATGAAGCTGAAATTCTGAAACACCTCCATGCATATTAGTTACTTTAAAATGCTCCATTCGAGTGGCTCCATCCATTTTCATTGGCGTTTCAAGCTCACAACCTTCCAATTGTTCAGTCCATTCGGGTACAATCTTCTGATAAAGCAAATCCCACACACCAACCTTAGCGTTCTTTAAAGTGTTGGTGAATACTCCTATTCTAGCGAATGGGGTTTCCCATGCATGACGCATTAATCTTTGAAGAACACCCCAAGTTTTAGCTGAATAACGTGGGCCTGAAACTAAAACGTAACGTCCATAGCAATTGAATATTTCAAATTGTTTTGGACTGAGGCGTGGCATCCAAGGTCCCCCTTCTTGTTCGCTCATAAGCTCCGCGATAATAGTGTCGCATTTTTTTAATTCCAAGACTAGACTAGACATTAGTAAAATGTTAGACATAGTTCCTTTTAAGGAGATAGAAATATTATGCCATATAAAAAACTAGGATCTGTACTTCCTGTTAAACGAAAAAAATGATCACGATCCAAATAGACTTATCAAAACCGGGGAATGAAGAGCTATCTGAGCTACTTAACTCTTACGTTGCTGGTGATTCTATTATGATGGAGAATGTTGAAGGCAGAGTTTCTTCAGCAAGTCCTGATCATGTTGAGATAGAGGTAGAGAATTTAGATTTAGAGGATTACATGTACGAGGTTCCTTCTAGGGACGAATGAGAGAAGCACCAGAAGATAATATTAAAGTTGTTGTCAATAAGGACAAACAAGGAAGATATTCTTTTTCCATTCATATCAAGCGACTCAAGCCTGATTTTGATTTGGAAAAAGGTACAGTTGTCTTTGGGCAATACAACGGTGCGACAGGTCAAATCCAAGAAGGAGTTCCTGTTAAGATGTTTTTAAAGTTGTATGGTCAAAGCTCTCTCAAGGAAAGATTTAACAGGTTAAAGAATGCAGTTGAAGAAGCAGAGAAAAAAGGAAAGCCAGTTTTGATATGATAGATTTAGATATTTTAAAAGATCACGGGTACTCTCAAGAGGCTCTTAAGTCTTCGTTCACCGCTGAAGAGAAATCAGATAAGGTAGAAAAGTTGATCAATAGGATTCGCAATAGAATTCAAGAAGGCATTTCTAGAAGCTTAAGAGATCATAAGCTATACTATGCTTTAGACTTAGCTTGGAACGCCCCACTTAGACAAGTTTCTCCTACTCTTCTTCACAGCTTAATGAACAAGGAAGATGATGACGCATCTGTCGCAAGTGCGTTAGAATCGTGGGGAGTGTCCCATCTTATAGAGGATCATGTTTCTGCTAAAGGTGAAACAACTAAAGCATTAAACCTTCCTAGGTTTTACAATATATTTGTTCCTCTTGTTAAAGCTTACGTTACTATACGTTGGGCTAGAATTTTTAATGACAGGAATCTTGTTCCTTTGTTTAAGTATGAGCCTCATAAGAGTACACAAATTAATAGGATTAAAGGGGAAATAATTACAGATCGTGTTCAAATTATTTCACAGCAGTACGATTACTCAAGTACACTTTCACAAAGTATCTTTCAGATGCTTCATTATGGTTATTGTTTTCAGTTCCCTAAAGAATCTTGGCACAGTGAGAAACAAATTGTTAGAGATACTGATGGTAGTGAAAAAGAAATATATACAAGGGAAGGTATAAGATACCACATGCCACATCCTGCTAGAACCTTTTGGGATGTTGCACATAGACCGAGTAGTTTTAACTCTGATTCAGGCTGTAAGTATAGTGGTTATTGGACAATACAAAGATATGGTGATGTAAATGGAAATAAGTATTACTATAACAAGGATAAGATAAGTGCAGGTAGTATAGACTGGTTAACGTCTAACGCTAACTTTGGTCTTTATGTTAATTCTGGTTATTCAGGTACAGTAAAGTTTTTACAAAAAGAATCAGGAGCTTTGTTGTTAGATCGTGAGAAGGATGTTCAATATTACACTAGTGAGTATGATGATTATTCTGTGCTGTTAACTGAATATTTTGAAAAGCTTAACCCCAAGGAAGCTGGACTCTTTGACTACGACCATGATGTTTGGTTTAGATTTTGTTTAGCTCAAGATGACACTGTTGTTTATGCTGAGCCTCTTCCTTACTGCCCTTCAGTTTACTATGGTTATGATAGTAATGAACTACAAACTGTAAACCCATCTCTATCTTTAGAGATACTTCCGTTTCAAGATCATGTTGGTAATCTTTTAACTCAGTACTTATTAAGTATAAAACAAAATTTAACTAACCTTACATTTGTTGATGAAGATCAAGTAGGATCTGAAACAGTAGAAGATATTAATGATGCTGGGCAAAATATGTATAGTACATTGAATTTTGTTGGGTACTCATCAAGGCAAGCTAGAGTAGGGCAGCACGACCCTAGCAAGGCGTTCACTTCTTTTAAGTTTCCACAACAAAACACAGCAGACGTAATCAATGGAGTTCGATCAATCTTGGATATTTTGGAGCGTGTTCTTGTTCTATCTGCTCAAGAAGTTGGTGCGGCTGCATCGCACGAACAAACTGCGGAAGAAGTAAGAAGTATTGCTAGTTACACAAGTAACAGACTTCAGTTCACTAGTTCAGCAGTCGACCGAGCTGTTTATGCTTGGAAGAAACAAGTTTATGATGGCTTGATGGCTTACGGGGAATCTCAATTCTATGCACAGTTACAAACTCCAGTTCCTAGAGAAAAGCTGGAAAGGCTTGGGTTTACCGTTGAAGATGCAGATGAAGGTATAACATCTAAACCAGTTGTGGAAGTCGTTGATAAAACTGCAATAGCTTTAGAATCATTCTCTTCTGTTAGGGACGGAATGGATAGGATAAATAATCCATCTAGTGCTAACGTAATGTCTCAGTTGTTTGGTGCTGCTATGAGTAATCCTTTAGTTGCGGAGGTTGTTGGACCTGAGCAAGCTGTAGGATTGTTGAATCAAATATTTGAATTAGCTGGAGTGCCTAGAGACTTCAGGTTGAAGATGGCTAAATCCATTGAAGAACTTCAAGCTAGTCAAGAAGGGGAAGTTGATCCTCAAGCTCAAGAGCAAGCTGCTCAAGCTGGACAAGAACAACTCAATGCTCAATTCCAACAAGCATCTCAAGCTATACAAGAACAAGTTGCTCAACAATTAATGCAAGCTAGTGAAGCAATAAGGCAGCAAGTTATTACAGACGTAGGAGGAATGACGCAGCAAATAGCAGGTCAGTCTCAAGCAAATGCCAACCAGCTTTTAAGGCAGGCTGAAATAATAGAACAGTTAGTTAGAAGAGGGGGGCAATCACCTCAACCGCCCCAACCTCAAACCTTAGATACGATTTGATTAATTACGTAAAGAACTCAACTACTGATAAAGAAATTGCTGATGTCAAAGAGTGGCTCAGAGATGAAAGAGCACATGACTTCAAGAAATACGTAATGAATGATATAGCCTTCCATCAAGCAATGGGAGGTAAAGAGGCAAGCTTAACCCATCTTTCCAGCAGGGAATGGGAAGCTAATAATCATGTTGAGACTGCAGCCAAACTAATAACTTTCATTAAAATACTTAATGAATATGCAAAACCAGAAAAAGAATTATACAAGCTTAGTTTTGAAATAGACCCTAATTTAGAATAATGTCTACATTACCACAGAAACCACAATTGGAGCTCAATCAAGGTATAGAAATTGAAGGAGCTATGGATGAGGAGAAAACACCTTCGAAAAGAAAAACATTAAATTACGAAGAGTCGCAATTTGAATCTCCTGAAATAATTGAATATACAGGAAGTAATCCTCAAACAAACAAAGAACAGGTAGAGCAGGTTGAAGAACCTGAAAAAGAAAACCCTAGTGAAGAAGTTGAAGACAATCTTCTTGAGTTAAGAAAAATGATGGGGATGGAAACAAAAAAAGAAAAAGAAGAAGCTAATGAAAATCCAGAACCAGAAGTTAAAGAAGAGGCAGATGAGACAGTAGAAGAAGTAGTAGATGAAGTTAAAGAAGAAGAGCCAGTAAAAGAAACTAGAAGAAGAGAAGTTGCTCCTTCTATGGAAGACATGGCTAAGCTAGCTGGCCAAGCTGCTGCTGAAGCTATTAAGCAAAGCAATAAGGAATCATATGAAGACATTCCTAATGATGTTTCATCTACATTAGATGAAGATGATCAAAGTACTTACGAAGTTTTTGCTGAGATGGAAAAATCTAATCCAGATAAATATAAAGGAGTTAAAGATAAATTCGCTAATTTTGTTGAAGCTTCAAAAGAATATCAAAGGCAGTGGTCTGAAGAAAACCCTGATGAATCATTTGATCCTGACTCAGAAGAGCACGCAGATTTTTATAGAGACAATGAACCTAAATATTCTCGATCCGATTTCAAGAAAGCAGAAAAGAAAGTTGATATGGCCCCACTATTGAGTGAGGTTGAAAAGAAATACCAAGAAAGAATAGATGATCTTGAGAATAAAATTCACAAAAAGAATGAGTCAGAACCAAAAGCAAGAGAGTCTGCCAGTGATGCGGTTAAAGAGATGGTAAAATCTGTTAGCCCTGACTTAGAGAAGGTAATGAGTGAGAAAGGGTTAGAAGAGGCTGAAAAATCTGACCCTCTTGTATTCGATAAAGTATCTCAAGCTGCTGACACTTTAAGTGTAATGGTTTATGAATTAGAACAAAATAAAACAGAAATAGGATTGTTTTCACCTAATACTAAAAATCAAAGCCATTTAGCTATCAATGAATTTTTATCAAACAAAGAGGCTTACGTTAAAAGCTTACCACTTGAAAGCCAGAACTGGAATGGAAGAAGATTTGCAACTAACTCTGAGTTCAAGAGAATGTCTAATGCAGAGAAATCTAGGCATTGGACAATAGACGCAAACTTAGCTAAAGCAGAGCTAGTCAAGGAAATAACTGCTACTGTTAACAATCAAGTGGAGGAATCTAGGAAAATGTTAGAAAGATATGGGGGTGCTCCTGCGGGGAAAAAGACGCAATCAAGATCCGCTGGCAAAACAAAAACAACAAATAAGCCAGCGTCTCCAGAGTCATCGTCAACATCTGCTTCATCGCCAAATTTGACCACAGGCACAGAAGAGATTTCTACACCAGAAAAAGAATTGGCAGATATGCTTTGGGGCTAATACAATCCCTTTACCTTTTAGGAGGAAAATATCATGCCTACTGTAGCGGAAAAACAAGCGATGTTGTTTGGGGATCATGGCCAGCGATGTGCCACAGCTATCTCTAACAACTATGATTCATGCGGAACGATTACTCGTTCTAATATAGCATATGCCACTCCAGAGGGTCTTCTTAGTATATTCAAAAGTAGTGATGACTACCGAGATATGCAATCATTGATGACCACTAATATGGAGCTTAAGGCCTGCGGAACCAAGACATACGGTCTATACGACTGGCTTATGTCCTCTGCCCGTCCCGTAGGAGCACTAGTCAACCAGAAGAAGATTCAAGGTACAGACTCTATTATGGAACCATTTATCTTGGCTTCTCAAAAGAGTATCATCAATGATGACTTTTGGGCTGTTCTAGAAAATGTAGCCGCTGGTAGTTATACAACTAACAGTACTAATGGGGCCTCTGGCCGTCCAGTTGCGAAGACCAGTACAACTTACGGGGCTGTTACACACATTCTCCGTTTAAAGAGTCGTTATGGTTTAGACCCTAATGCTTCTCATTTTGTACCGGGAGCTACTCTTCACGTTTTTGGTCGTACTGGGGCAGGTGCTGCATCTCGCACTCAGTTTATTATTGCTGCTTCAGCTAACGAGAATGTTGCATCTGGAACACCTACTTGGACTGATGTTGCAGTAGTAGCCGTTTCCAACGGGGACTCTCATTCTCATTCAGGAGTAAGTTCTGGTGTTGCTGTTATTGGAGCTAACAATGTAAGCGATTACGAAAGCTGGTGTGAAAATCGCCCTGCACTAAACCCTAATCGTGTTGTTCCATTCTGGACTCAGACTTCTCGTTACACTCTTTGTGTGGATGAGTTTTACAAAGAATGGTTTGCTAAGCTTAGTGCTAACAACCCTTATTTCTCTAAATTTGGAGATGTTACTCTTGCTGAGCGTAACCGCCAGTTGGGAGCCATGTGGCAGCGTGAGTGGATGAACTCATTCTTCTGGGGTAAGCGTATTAGCAGTAGCCAATCTTTGGCTAACTGGACTGCACTTCCAGCCCAGTACGCACATTATTCTCCTAATGTTGGTGGCGTTACTGGTGCTCCAACAGGCGGTGTTGGCACTCACCTAGTTAGCCGTAAGGCAAACGCTATTGGTGTTTATGAGCAATTACAGGCTTGTAGTCGTGTTAAAGATCTTAAGGGTCAGCGTCTTAACTTAGCTGAGCTATTTAACGAACTATACACTTTGTATCGTACTCGTTCTAATAGTGGTCGTGCTTCTGATAGCATTGATTGTTACACAGACAGCAAGACAGCTGCTAGCATTCAGACTGCAATGGTTAAGTACTACGGTGCTGCTACTGTTACGGCTGCTGGCAACAGTGCTATTACATTTGACTACCAAGTCAAAGATGGTGCTATTAACAAACTAGGCTTCCGTGTTCGCAGCTATGAGTTGCTCTACCCGCAGGGTGTCACGCTAAACATTATCACCGATCATTACTTCGATGATTTTGTTTCTGCTATGAAGGCAGAGGAGTTGGCCGACAACCAACACAACAATGGTGGTGGGGCTAACACTGAAGGTGCTTCCCGTAAGGTTGGTGATAGCGGTCGATTCCTTATGTTCTTGGACTTAGGTGGCGGCGTTTATCCGGGCGTTATTGATTCAAATCGCAAAGTACACACAGTTGGTGCTCTTGAAGATTTGGCTAAAATTGACAGTGGTTATGGATGCGTAATGCGTTCACCAACCAAGGAAGTTACACTTAACAGTGTTACTTGGACTGCTATTGTTGAGTGTCCTGACGATAACCTTATCGTTGAGAACTTTGACGATGCTGAGCCAGATACTGTAGTTAGTACTGCTAACTATTCTGCTCTCGGAAACACCGCAGTTGCGAGTACCGAGACTGACTTGCTATCTGACGATACCACGCAATCTGGGGACTAATCCCAGATTAGCTATATTGTTTTGCCACAAGGGTGGCAGGTGGGCTTACAACTGCTTGCCTGCCGCCCTTTTTCATAATAAATTAACAGGGCATGAATAAGAGGTATTATAAGCAAGTCAATCCATCTACACCGTTGTATTTAAGCAACGGTCAAAAACTAATATTTCCAACAGTGGATAATGAATATGGATATATAGCAACTACGGATAAATTCCTTATAAACGAGATTAATACTGCAATAAACAAATTTATAGGAGGGGTTATGGTGTCGACCAAGGAAGAGTACAATGATTATCTAAAAAAAAAATCCTTGGGAATTCAGCCAGAAGAGAAGTGGAGGGACGAGATAAGAGGGGAGTACTCGACGGACTCGTCTCTTCCGCCCCAGTTCAAAAAAAATGTTCAGCCTGCGGTCAACAGCCAAGAATCTGGTGAGGTTGCACCTGAGCCAGCACCAGCCCCTAAAAAAAGGGTAGGTAAGTTTAAGAAGAAGAAATCTAAATGACTTTTGCCACATTAAAAACAAATGTTCGTTCTCAGGTTTTCCCGTATGGGGTTCCTGAGAACTTAAGTACAGTTATAGATAACTATATTATTGAAGCATTAGTACATCTCCAAAAGCATGTGCCATGTTTTCAGCAACTAAATGTTACTAAGACTGACGTAATGTCAGGAGGATCTCTTAATTCTGCTGTCGAAGAGTACATAAGGACATCTGTTATCGCTGCTCCAGATGGAGTGATTAATAGGCTTTACACGATAGACAGCGATTCAGCCAACACGAACTCATCAAGTAAATTTGATGAGAGGCATTATAAACAAAAATCTTTTAAAGATATTACCGAATGGATTAAAGGAGAGGAAGGTACTGATTACTTAAAAGTTGCAACTAATAAATCAGCATCATCCTCGACAACAGATCCAACAAATGTTCAAGCAGCTAGCCAGACTTCTTCAGATACTGAGGAACGAGCCTTTAACGGAATGTGGGCTAAGTATAGAGGTAAACTTTATATTGCTCCTAGGCTTATAGATTCTGAGTCACTCGTAGTTGAGTGGACAGGATTTAAAAAGACATGGGCCGATAACGATACAGTAGATGGAGATGACCCAGAGGTTCAAAGAGCTGTAAGACTTTATGTAACTAAAGAACATGCCCGTGATTGGGATCATGATTCGGAGAGTTATGGTTTCGCTACAGCTGAGTTTAACGATACAGTTAGTGAGATGATTTGGGAATGCACCCAGAAAGATGACAGGCGACAACAAATTTATCCCGATCAAGGGAGACCAAGTTAAGGAAATAAAATAATATGAGTACAAGTGGATACACACCAGACATAGGAGGAGGGCCGCAGCCTAGTAACATGATTACTGATGGAACGGCTACACCAAGATCTGATTTCGAAACCAATGGTTCTAACGCTACGTTAGTAATTAGTTCGGCAGGAAATCCTGCTAGAAAGTCGATCACGATACAAAATCATGGAACAAGTACTTTAACTATAGCTATGGGAGCAACAGCTAGTGCTACTACATTCCATTATATACTCAAATCCTGTTCGTCTACATATGACGGGACTGGTGGAACTATCAAGATTGATGACTACACTGGAGCTATTAGTGCTTTTAGTGCCAGCAATTTAAAACTTTCATACGCAGAATTCGTATAAGGAAACAGGCATATGGCAGCAGAAATAACAGGCAGTGGTGATAGCAGTAGCAGTTCAAGTTACGCTACTACAATTACTTGGATTGCACACACGACAGGTTCTCACGGAACTGGTCTTACGTTTTCTGATACAGAAAACAGTGATTCGGCAAATAATGGATATGACACTATTCAATTTACTCACGGGCTAGGAAGTACTGATGTTATTGTAGATGTAATAGAGTTAACTAGACCTAGCGGTAGCGGTTCATATTATAACCAGCAAAATGCTGGGCTTGATATTGGCCATACCCAACATGTTATTGCTGTTAGGGACGGAGCAAACACATGTAAGTTAATATTTTATAACTACAACCCAGTTGGTTCTACTTATAAAGTTTTAGTACAAAAAGTTGGCTAATGTCTGTTCGTACTAAAATACAGCATGAGACTAAAAGAGAAGGTCCACCCCGCAACTTAGGTCGTGGTGAGATCGCTTTCAATGAGGTCGATGGATTGTTGTATATTGGTACGGGTGGAGAGAACAGAGGTCAGGCTAGGCATAAGATTGCTATAGCTGGAATGAGTTTGGAAGAATCTCAAACCTTGACCGCTGATGAAATTAAAAAACTTCTAAGAATTGAGGGTGATGCAGTTGGAACTGAAAACCATCAAGACATACATAACAAGACACTTAACGGAGGATTTTTCTAATGGCAAATATACTTAAAATTAAACGCAGTGACAATGCTAACGGTAATGCACCAACTGCGTTGGCAAGAGGGGAGTTAGCTTATCATGAAGTTACTGATACACTTTACATAGGATCAGGAACAGAGACTGGTGGTGAAGCAGCTAACCAACCAGTAGTAGCTGGGCCTTTAAATTTAATGCCAGCCCCTACTGCAAACGTAAGTTTGAACAGTAAGAGATTAACTAACCTTGCTGCTCCTACAGCCGCAAACGATGCTGTCAGAAAAGTTGATCTAGATAATGCGATCATTGGATTAGACGTTCGTGATTCAGTTAAACTTGTAGCAGTAGATAATGTTGCGGGTTATACAACTAGCGCACAGAGTTCTGCGCTTACTGTAGACAGTGTTACACTCGCCGCTAATGACCGAATACTTTTAACTGCACAATCAACTGCGTCTCAAAATGGTATTTGGAAAATGACTTACACTAGTTCTCAGTGGCAATTAGTAAGAGCTGAAGACGCACAAAACGCATCTGACCTCTCTGCTAATATGTTCTTCTTTGTAGAGGAAGGAACTGTTTACCAAGATACTGGTTGGGTTTGCACTACTAATGAAACAGTTACCATGTCTAACATGGTGTTCTCTCAGTTTACTGGAGCGCATGGAATCACAGCAGGAGCTGGTCTTACTAAAACAGGGAACACTCTTAGTGCTACTACAGAAGCAATAGCAGATGGAGGAGCTAACTTAGCAACAGCAGATCAGATACATACTTTTGTTACTGGCAGTTATGCTGGAGATATAACGTCTGTATCTGCGGGAACAGGATTAGGCGGTGGAGGCACAACAGGAACTGTTAACTTGTTTGTTGATTTAGAAGAAGTAGCAAACGGAGCTTCTGACCCAGTAGGTAATGATAAACTTGTTTATGTCACAGGGGGTGGTGATACAAAAAAATATGCCTTCAGTGATGTACCTTTAACAATTTTTGATTCAGCTACATTCATTAAAGATTCATCAATAATAGACTGTGGAACATTTTAGTAAATGGCTAACACACTTCAGATTAAGCGCAAGGCAACTGCTGGCGTACCTAGCGGTTTAGCGGCTGGCGAGTTAGCAGTTAATCTACATGACAGTAAGTTATATGTCGGCAACGCTGCTGCCAATGGTGTACTACAGTTAAACAATCATCTTCCCCTAGCTGGCGGCACACTTAGCGGCCCATTACAAGTTGGGAACTCTGTTAGTGGCGAAACACAATTGGTAACATTCAATTCTGAAGGCGGTGCTGAGGTTGGTCTTCTAGTAAAGTCCAGAACTAACAGGGCTAAAATCAGGGTAGCAGACAACGACACAAGCACATACATAGTAGCTGAGAATTCAGTCAGAAGTTTTGGAGCATTCTCTACCGCTGCGTCAAACAACTTTAATATTTTAGCAAGTGGTTTTGCAGGGCTAGGTTTAACGACCCCATCATACCGCCTTCATTTAAAGGATTCAGTTGATAACACCTTTGAATCTGGGTTTTGTATTGAACGATCTGCTGATACCGCAAAGACATGGATCAACACTAAAGGTGGAGCTACCAATTTTAACAACCAGAACCACGCTGGCAGTGCTGGGCTGAGTTACAAATGGCATACAGACGCTTCAGAGAAAATGGTTCTGGACACCTCTGGCAGATTAACAATAAACGGTGGTTTAACGCTTCAAGAGTCGGACGGTCGTTCAACTGTAACTTTGGTTGGAACTAAAACTTCTGACGGAAACTTTGGTGATATTTTAGGATCAAACAATTCCGACACTGGCAGGGCGCAAATTTCATTTAGACGAGACGGCCAAAACGATGCGGCTGCGATTCTTTTTTACACCGAAGCTACGTCTGCTCACATGACGGAGAAGATGCGGCTGTCTTCTGGTGGCCAGTTAACAGTTTCAAACGACACAAACACTTACCATGTTTTAGGCCGAGCAAAAATAGGTTACATCGGGCATGATGATTTCGCTGGCTTCTCGCACATTGATTGCGGAGGAACTGGAAATTACGCATTAATTCAACACCCTGTTGGGTCAACTTATTTAAACGCTGCAAATGGGCAACAACTGTTTTTCCTAAACAACAATACCGCAATAATGACCATGAGTTCGGCGGCATTGTATCCGAACACAGATGGTGCAAAAGATTTAGGTTTAACCAGTAACCGTTGGAACAATGTTTACTCTGAAGCTGGTAATTTTTCTAGCACATTAACAGTCTCCAGTTGGCTGTATCCCAATAATGGCATTTCTATACCAGACAATAAAAAGATATTGCTAGGCAACCAAAGCGATCTGCAAATTTACCATGATGGAACCAACGGTTACATAGACAACGACACAGGTCAGTTATTTTTAAATAAAAACGGCCCAAGCAATGCTTGGTTATGTGGGGCAGAAGGGGGCATATTAAACGCTGCTGGAACAGAATATATGATACGGGCTACAAATAATAGCTCTGTCAAACTATACTATGATAATGCAATAAAATTTGAGACTACCTCTGTCGGAGCAAAGGTCACAGGAAAACTAGGGGTAAATAGCACCTCTCCAACGCAAACCTTTCAAGTTGCGGCGAATGGTTCAGGCAGCACAGGAGTTGACAATCATGGCTATGGACTGCGTGTTCAAGACTCTAACCACGCTCATGGAGCAATTGACATTTTACAAAACGGAGACACTGCAACATTTGTTTCTCGCAGCAATGTCCAAGGTGGTTACGAGTTTAAAAGTTACGCATCTGTAGGGACAGCTACCTATGTTCGTTTAAAAATAGATCAAAATGGAAATATTGGAGTGGCTTGCACACCCAGCTACAAGCTGCAAGTCAATGGCGATGTTAGAATAAACAATGGAGATTCATTCCTTGATGACGGGCAAAGCATTAGGTGGGGTGGAACCAAAGCAAAAATTATCGGAAGCAATGGCGGGGATTATCTAAAGTTTTACACTGACAATACGGAGAGGTTAAGTATAGCGAGCAACGGTAAGGTGACTTTTTCTGCGAGCCAAGCCGCCGATATTTATGCTATTAAAGTTAAACGTAGTGGCACAGGTTTAAGTGCTGTAGACATTTGGGATCAGCATGATACTGGCGTGGTTATTGGTCATAACAGTAGCACTAAAATGCTTCAAGTTACTGCTACGGGCGTTGGTGTGAATTGCGCTCCTAGTAGGCCGTTTCATGTAAACGCAGGGGGCTTAAACTTCGTAGCTGAATTTGAAAGTACAGACGATAAAGCGAGTATTCTTTTACAAGACGACGACACTTTAAATTATATCCATTCGCAAGACGGTTACTTGTCTTTAGGCGGTCAAAGTTCATTAAATGCAAATAATCTAAATATAAATTCAAGCAATGGAAATGTTGGAATAGGGACTTCAAATCCAACAAGCCTCCTGCATTTATATTCCTCTGCTCCAGTGCTAACGATCCAAGATGGAGGAACATGGGGAACGAATGCTACTGGTTACATTGAGCTAAAAGATGGCAGCTCTACCATGAGCATGATTGGTGTTACTGGCACTGCTGGACATCTAGATATTCTGCATAAAAAGGCAGGGTCAATTCGGATGTTCACCGATGATGCAGAGAGGCTAACTATAGCGTCTGCTGGGGCAGTTAAATTAAGCGCATACGGTGGCAGTGGTTTAACAGGAACTATAGCTAAATATCTAGCAGTTGATTCTAGTGGTAACGTAATTCAGACAAGTAGTACAAGTTCGTTTAATGGTGGGACTATTACGAGTAATTTAACTATAGACCGTAACAATGCGGTTGGCCCAACAATCAGCCTTAAAAATAATGCCACCGAAGGATACATAAATTTTTGGGGTGCTACTGGTGCAGGTTCTGGCAGAACTAACCAATTTGAAATTAATGCAGTCCGAACGGGATACGGAATTACTCTCGCATCAATGGACTATGTCCGTTTCAAAACTAACGGAATCGCTGACAGTGATGAATGTGCTAGGTTTGATAGTAATGGTCGGCTAGGGCTGAACACCACAAGCCCAGACGCAAACCACAGCATTACAATTGCGAACACTTCCAATTACGGAATTAGATTTACCAATACAAATGCGACTTTAAAGGCTGACTATAATTTACTGCACCAATCTGGACACAATATTTATTTACGACCAGCGAGTGGTTATTGGGTTAACATTGATTCTGGTTCAGGTCTTTATGTAGGCGGGTCTGTTTCAGCGACTAACACCATTGCTACAACTAAAACAGTTGACTCAGGTACTGGTGCATTAATCCAACTTAAACATTTTCGTTCAAGTGGAGCTACTGGTTACGGAGACGACTTAGGAACCATTGACCATATTTTTAAAGACTCCGCAGGGAATGAGGATGTAGGTGTTCGCATGGTTGCATCAATGGGAGGTAGTTCAGGTGACAACACTCATGGTGAAGAATCTACTAAATTCAAAATCCAAACCCTGAAGGATTCAGGAACGCTGACTGATTCGTTGGTGCTGGATGATCAAGGTGTAAAACTATACTATGACAACTCTCAGAAATTTCAGACTACCTCCACTGGTGTATCAGTGTCTTCTAGCGGGAACGGTAAACTGGGCGTAAATACCGCAAGTCCAGCAAAGAGTATTACATTAGTTTACAACACCGCAACGACTTCAAATAACGGAGAAAGTCTAGCTGGAGCTGGATCTGGGTTAGGCGTTTTAATTAACAATACCAACACTACGACAAACAGTTTTGCTGCCTTAGATTTCAGAGCCAATAACTCCGATGCTCGTTTACTTTGGAGATACACTGCGTCTAACCGTGGTCAGTTTGAGTTTGTTGGAGATGCGAATGGGTCATTTAACAGCAACCTAATAATTAAAGACACTGGATTAGTAGACGTAGTTTCAAATCTAACAGTCGGTGGAGCAACTAGCTGGGCGGGTACTGACACTCAAACTTGTGGAATATATTTAAACACCGCAGACCGTGGGCTTTATGGCAATTTTTCAAACCACGCCAGAAACCTAATTAAGGCTCAGACTAATAATTTTATTGAAATTGGACAGAACTCATCTTTGGTTTACGGTCAAAAATTTATAGTTGGCTCTAACGCCCCTAATGGGTTCATGTTCCAAAGCTACACTGGTGGATCGCTGCACACGTTCATGCAGATAAAAGGTGACACAGGAAATGTTGGCATAGGTGGAGTTACTGATCCCAAAGCTAATCTCCATGTTAAAGCATCTGGCACAAACTGGGAGAACAGTCTTTTACTAGAAAGATCTAGCGGCAATACGGGTTGGAATTTGTTGCCCGGAAATTCTAGCAATGGTGATTTTTGGTTAGGCTACAATGCCGCCACTGGTAACAGTTTAACTGGCCAAGGTGCAACTGCTCATTTGGTTGTGACTACTG